GGCCCCGTGACGGTCTCCGTCAAACCGAAGGCCCGGACGGCGGCAGATACCTTGACTTCGCTCCGCCGACTACAAGCGTCTGGGTGAACGGTGTCCAAATCAAATTCGACAATCGCACCGTATTCCAAATCCTGTAGCAGCGCTTTCAATTCCCCTCTTAGCGCAAACACTCCTGCAAAAAACCCTTCCATTCGCTGAATCGCCGCTTGGTGTTCGTTATCCGTGAGAGACCTGGCGTGAGTATCGTAACTAACGTCTGCGCCCCCTTTACCGGCAAAGCGGACCGTGAGCGTGCGTCGCACCGCCGGCTCGCCGCAGGTATCGCACACTACCGGACTCTCACGTTCGGCAATTATCATCAGTATGTCCCAAACTTAGAGGAGGGGTACGACCCAACGCCTTGAAAGTCGATTTCGACCGGCGGAAACGCCGCCGGGTCGAAGTTGGCCGTTGCGGCCGAGCTGTAGCCCTCGACATAATAACTGTAGGCGGACCACCCGTCTGAGCCACCATCGCGGAACAGATTCTGCAGCCTCAGTCTGAAGATCGGGGTGTAGCCTGACGGCGCCACAAGGCGATAGGTTGGGGTAACGGTGACGTTACCCTTGAACGATTGCCGCTGCACGCCGTTGCTTTTCTTGTACCCGAGAATTTGGATCGCCTGCACGCTGAAGGCGTTCTCGCCCGTAGGCATCACGACCTCGATAACGTTTTCAACCGTGTCGCTGTCAAGCCACACTCGGAACGGAGTGCCGGTGATGATCCCGCTCAGCGGATTAATCGCTGCATAGCCAAAGGTGCCCTTGCTGATTGCGTAGCAGTCGCCGGTCGCGATCGCCGTGATTGCGGTCTCCAATGTCGCCGTCTTTGTTGCGCCAACGTAATCGGTGATCTTCCGAATCTGATCGGCCGCAGCGGAGGCAGGCAGGTATACGACCATGCCGGTATAAGCATCGTCCACACTGGAGGCCGCTGCCCCGAGCACAATCGTCGTCGTCGATCCCGAAGCCGTGCCAGATTTCTCGCTGACCTCAAGACCCGCGTGAATCTCGAAGGCTAAAGAATTCCCCGGGGTTACGGACCAAGCGACATCGACGGTGACGGTCTGGGTTGCGGCGACATAGGCGGTAATCTTGCGAATGCGATTAGCAGCCGCCAGGCTTGGGATGTGAATGTGCATCCCAACGTAGAAGTTATCTACTGCACTGGCGCTACCGTCCAGCACATAGGTCGTTGTTGAGTTCCCCGATGTGCCACCCGTTGCCGACCGTTCTAACCGGATGGGTAGAGCCGGGACCGCTGAACCGATCACATCAGTCAGGGGCCGCCCTATAGCCGAGCCAAGCACGCTGGTCCGCGGACTCCATTCACCCCATCCAATATCATTCTTTGCCTGTACGCCGAAGTAGTAGGTCGTTGCACTGATATCAGTCAGGGGCCGCTGAAACGTCGTGTACAGATGTGCCTTGCGGAGCTTCACTACACCGGCCACGCCCTCGGCCGGCGCGTCCCTGTCCGGTGTCGTATTCGTCGTAGACATATGAAAACGGTACTTGTTAATCGTGTGAATCTGGTCGCTTGGCACATCGGCCTCGACCTTCACGTTACCATCAATGAACGCCTGGCAAATTGGAGCGGCGATTGTCGCTGGACGGCCGGTGTCGTTGGCTATGTGCCCATCGGGTCCGATGATGACGTTCGTGCTCAGAGTCAGTAGGTCGTTGCCGCGCGCAAGCAGCCGAATCTCGTTGTTGTATGTTCGGTTCGCCTTAACCTTGATGCGATGCAAAGGCATTCGCATAACGATCGTGTAGGCGGAGCCCGAGACGAGGACGCCGCTTGGAGTAGTCACGGTCGCCGCTGTGTCGCTTGTAGGCTTGACTGCAACAACGAGCGTCTGAGCCCCGACCTTGATCTTCCATCCCGCTTCCCACCTGGTGAAGTTTGTCCCGACACCGACCACGGATGTGGATCCATTGCCGATCGAGATCGTTCCCGCATTGACCTGGCGATGAAATAGATCATTCTGCGGCCGAGGATCCTTGTGTAGGACCTGTGTCCAATTCGTGGCGGTGCTGTTCTTATAGTCCTGAGTGACGTTTTTGAGTGAAACCGGATTTGGCCAGGGCTGGGTAAATTCCAGAGCCACATCGACCCACGTTCCATCGTCGAACGGGTCGGTTGTCGAGAAGACTATGGCAACGTTTGTTAGAGCGGAGAGTAGTCGAGTGAGCGAACCAGCGATGAACAGAACGCTTCCATTCGCGCTGCGTTTATCGCCAACAGAGTGAACAAGGACCTTCGTGAGCGTGTAGTTCACGCCAGGTTTCAAGTTCACATACTTGACCTTGCAGAACCCTCTTCCGTTGTTCGGGCCCCCAACCACTACCGCATCGAGATCCGCGTCGGTCAGCAGATACTTTTCAGGGATCTCTTGTACTCCGGTTGTGCCAGCCAAATCCCGCGTGATCACGTTCTCCACCCAGTCCACATTGGCCTGTCGATAGGTCTGCGCCTGTCCAGTATCCGGATGCAGCGGGCAGATGTTCGTAATGATCGCGTAGGCGTCATAACCATCGGTGTCAGGGTCGAGCTGAGTGTCGATGTCTGTCACGGTAGGGAACGGAGGTGCACCATATTTCTCCGGAGTCGTGAAGGTGAAGAGGACATTCCCGGGATAGCCCGGGAATCCAGTGCTGCCTCCCGGCGCGTCGTCGGGATTCGCTAATCGATCTTCTCCATTCAGTCCGATCGCAACCAGTCGTATGATGTGATACTGAGTATTGTATTTCAGTATCTCTTTCATCTGCGCAGCGAACACCTGGAGCGATCTCCCTGCCTCGCTGATGTCATCCTCGAGACTGGTTCTGATTCGCTTCTGCTCGTAGTCCGCCTCGGTAACGATCTGAGCGGCCTCAACCATGATGATTTTCAGGTCGTAGGCCGCGCCGAAATTTGCATACTGGAGGGTAACCTTGACGCCCTTCTTATCGCTGCGGTCGTAGAGTGGCGCGAAGGTCGAATCGACAATCGGCAGCCCAACAGTCTGGGAGGTTCCCGCATTTGCAGCTGCCTGTTCCAGCTCGTCAATGCGCGCATTCTGCCCGCTGAGGAGCCTGCCGAGCTGTGTTCTGTCTACTGGATTGGGAGTGCTGGGCATTTATCGGTGATTCGTGACCGTATGAGTGATCTGCTGAAAGTAGATTTTCTGAATACTCTTGCGCGATCCTGTTCCGCTGATCTTCGCCGTGAAGCTCGTCACGTTTCGCAGGTTCAGCCGCTTTGGATTCCCGTGCTGTGCTGCGCTTGAGAAACTTGGGATTACAGGCGTCAGACTCAGATCAGTTAAGGGCTGTATGGTCACCGAAACATCGGACGCGGCTCGCATACGCACAATGGTCTTGAGAAACTCGTTATTTCCATCCCACCACGCGGGGATTGCGTAGAAATCCGTCCCCGTCCCGCCTTCAAAGGTGTAGCTAGTGCCGCTGATATCAACCAGCAGCCGACCGTTGACCGTGACTGCTGTCGATACCGTCCCGGGCATCACGACCGGCGCCGACCAGACTCCATTGCCCATGTAAGGGACCGCGAGCGTCCCGCTCATAAAGATCACAGCCCCAATCGAAGGGTCATATCCCACGACCGTGTTCGCTGAAGTAAATCCGTTGTCTTCGAAGAAAGTCTTAACGTTGTCGGCGAAGTCCGAGGTTGGCGGACTGTCCAAACTGCCCATCACCGGCCCCATCGCCCCCGACATTCCAACTATCGTATCGTGGACAAAACACCACGAAGAGGAGCCGACAAAGCCCACCGAAGGCCAGCGCGGATAAGTGATAATCGGGCTGATCGTCGCATCCCCAGAGGCTATGACCTCGTGAACCGAATTCGCACAAGCTAATGCGATGCGACCCGATCCGCCAGAGGAACGACAGCTTGTGACGTCTTCACCGCGGGCGAGAAACGAGGCCTGATCCGGCGGATATGCGGCCGGCAGAAGGGGAACCGAAGGATTGAGCCGCCCCCCAGGTCCAACGATGGTCATTACGTTGTCAATCGTGAAGATGAACTTCGCGCCGGTCACTGGAGGCGGATCGTAGTCGAGCGGCGCCAGGTGCCCGAGCTCGCCGTCGAGAAAGTCAATGTCGTAGGGGAGAGCCGTATTCATCGGAATATCGATCAGATGACGCCACGGTCCCTGAGTCGGAAATCCTCTGAAGGGAAAGTACACGCCCCACTTGTCCCGAGATGCCACACATCCCGTCGGTGTCGCCGGCCACGCTGTCACGCGAAACTTCTTATTTGTCAGAGAGACGGCTACCGAGGGCGTGCCCCGAGACGATTCACTGGTTAGGTTCCCAAGCACCTGAATAGCCGTGAGAGCCATCGAGTAGGCCCCGGCCAATCGTCCGGCGGTAGGAGGCGACGTGCTCACCGTGGGCGCTCCCGGCGCTCCAACTCCGAGAACGACGAGTCCCCCGCTGTTGACTACCAACTGATCCGCGATGGAGCCAAGAGGAGAGCCGTCGAGCGTCACCGTGCCCGAGCCGGCCGCGAAGATTAGATCGAAGAAGCTGAGAACCGTTCCGTAGTTACTGACGCCTCCGAATCCAGCCTTGACGTTCATCGCCGGACGCGGAGAGCCAGACGCACCTCCCGCAAGCGGCCCCTTGGCCGACAGAGGTTTCCCATTCCCGAAAATGAGCAGATTGCGCCCGTCTTGCAGGCTATCAGGAACTCCATCCAGCCCAGGCTGAGTCGGGATGAATCCGCGCGTGTATCTGAATGTTTCTGGCTTTCTACGTGGCATTCTTCAGCAGGATCGCGTCGGGAGTTTGTGGAAGCCCCTTGATTGATCGCCTTTCCTTGATTGCCTGCTTGAAAACTGATTCTGTGCTCTGCCGGTGAGAGTGTCCGGTTGCGTGAAGATCATCAACGTGTCCCGGGAATACGTTGACGTGCCCGCAGTTGTTGCACTTGTGGACTCTCGCAATTCCCCGGTGCTGTTGACTGAAGACCCTTCGGCCCCGAGTGTAGTTTGGGAACTGGATGCCCTCGATGATGTTCTTACACTCGCACCGTTCGTCATCGGGCTTCGGTAAAGCTTCTCGAATCTCTTTGATTTCCTGTGCGAGCCCCGCGAGTTCAGGATGTCCGACAACGAGCTCGTATGCCTGATGAAGTTTCCCGAGAACGATCAGGGCTTCTGCAGCCCACTTTCGCGGATGATACTCAACGCTCTCGTACTCAAGATTGGCCAGATAGTGTGCGGCTTCCACTTCGGCGCGAGCAAGAATCTTGTCATCTGTGGTGTCAAAGTCGCGTCTCATTTTTTCTTGCGGTCCTTCACGCGGTCAGCCAGGCTCTTGTACGGAAGACCTTTGTGTTTGGTCGAAGCAAACTCCTTTAGCTGCTTCTCCGACATATCGGTCTTGGTCGGCTCACCCGCCCGCTTCCTCGCAAGCTCCGCGCCCATGAATTCTTGCTGTGCGATCGACTTGGCTGGCATCAGGCTACCTTCTTCTTTGTCTTCACTCGGTCGGCAAGAGACTTGTACTTCGGTTTGCCGCCGTTCAGCCTTTCCTTTACGTAGGCCAGCGCCCCATCGACGGATTCGAAGACGCTATCTTTGGGCGGTTCCCACAGTGAGGAAACACAGCAAGAATCGCCCTTGCTCTTCTTCGTCTCTTCGGGCTTCTCCCTGCAAGAGACAACGTAGCCATTCTCTGCACATTTGATCTCGATTGATTCAACCATCTAAGCCACCTCCTGTGCTTGATCCTCGATTTCCCCCCGCAGTCCCCGAAGAGTACGCGCCGCGCCGATCTCGATGATGTCCTGATCCAAATTCAAGGCAGCCAGTTCCGCTATCACCGGGATACGACTTGCGACAATGGTCACGGTCGCGTTAGGCGGCGCGTCACCGTTCTCATCTCGCACTAGATAAGCATTGCCGCGCAGGGTCGAGCGATACAGACCCGCTACGCCCGGTAGATCGATGTCACGGGAATTCTCGTAGAACTCAATCGGCACCACTCCGTTGGCGACCGGATAGGTCACATACGCGGTTTTGAGTGAAACGAACCAGAGATCCGCGAATGCGCCAGCGGTCAGATCGACGGCGCCGCTCGTCAGAGTGCCGGAATAGGTCTTCTCAAGTATCGCGCGCCGACCGGACCTGTAGACGCGTCCAGCTAATTCGCTCAGCGCTTCTGGAAGGCCAAGCTCAATCGAGGAACGTAAAGCTGGAGAGACGGAATCGGGCTTGCCGCCACTGATGACCTCGAATACGTGGAGTGAATAATCAGATGCGTTCATTGTTCAGAGGCCTGGAACGGCGGAGGTATCTGTCCGGCAGTCATAGCCTGACGATCAAGTGCGTACTGTCGAGCGTATTCTGATTGCGTGGCCGGATCCTCGCCCTCGGGGCTGGCGATCAAGGAGAGCACGCCGCGAATGATCGCTCCTTCCGTGTAATCCGGCCCCTGAAGCACGACACCGCGCGTCACCGTACAACTCTTGACTGTTGCGTTTGAACTTCCATTGTGGGCCAGTACAAACCCGTCCGCGTTGTAGTGAGGAGTTAGGCTGGTCACGCCCTGAGCGAGTAGGTCCCGTTCGTTCTCAATCTGATCAAGAGGGGCGGGAGTCGCCAGTTTGCCACCTATTATCACCGCGTCAATAGGCCCCGTGTGCGCCGGCAGATTCGCGCCGTGAGCTACCGAGGTAGACTGCTGGAAGTCTACGCGATTGGCCCAGGTTGGATTCTTTAGCCCATCCTCAATCAGCTGGAGGTCTATTGTAATCGCGAGGTCATCAATCTGAGCCAGAAATAGCCGTGATCCGGCATCGGGAATGCCGTTGTACGAATCGGACGCGTTCACCGCCGCCGTAACCGCCTTCTCTACGCGAGCAAGGTTGGCTGCCATTTAGAACCATCCCTCATCTTCGCGCTCCCATCCGAACGCGCTCCGGCTATTACTGTCGGGAGTCATCTGGAACCGCTGGTGTTGAAACAACTCCTCAAGCTGGCCGTCTTTTCGAGTCAGCTGATTTAGAATCCGTTCATAGGTCGTGTCATCGTGGCCGGTGTCCGGCAGACAGGCCAGCGCGGTCTTGATGCACAGGCGATGGTTGAATTGACCGCGCAGGGGCAGAGGGAGATTGTCGAATGCCAGCACATACGCTTCAGGCTCGTAGTAAATTCGCAACATTGTTGCCTGAGTCTGCACCGGCTGAATCGCCATCGTTGGCAGCCCGTTCAGGGTAAAAAACGAAACGACGAGTTGACCGGAGCTTGAGGTATTCGGACTTATGCCAGTCTGGTAGATGTCCCGGTTCTGAATCCCGGCAATTGTCACCTCGTCCGGCACAAACAATGGGTCCGAACCGCCATCCCAGGTTTCAACGAGAAAGGGGCGACCCCAGTCACTTCGGCTGATTCGAAACTCGGCAGTATTCGCATCAATCGGCTGCTCGAAGCGCTTGAATGACTCTTCGTCGCGCGTGATGTTCAACTCGGCCCAAATCGTGTTGACCTCGTCGTTCATCTTCGTGACGATGGTCGCGTTGTTTGGCGATGAAGGCCCAGGACGACCGATGTACTCCCGGACCTTCATCACTGATTGACGGGTAGTGATCGGCATCTTACTTGCGATTCTTCATCTGATCCTGACGCTGTTCGAGCCGGCTCTTCTGTGCGACGGACTCAAGGCTTCCTTGCGCGTCCGGCTCCGGAGATTCGAAAGGCTCGCGGCACTGCGGACAGAACTTCGGTTTCTGACCCTGCGGCCCAAGGTTCGTTGTCGCTCCGCACGACTCACACCAGAGAGTCGGCGCCGCAGTCTGGCCTTCCATTTTCACGATAACCGGCTGAGGCTCGAGTGCTCGATTCAACGCCGCGTCAACGGGGAGCCGGCCGGTCAGGTATTGGTAGTACTGGCCGAGAGGATCGTAATGAGCGCCCTTCGCTGCCCCCCGATGAACACGCGCATCTTCAGTCACCAAGAAGGCCTCTGCGGCCTGTTTGGCGTTGCGGTAAGCCTGCTGAATGGTCGGGATCGCCTGAATGTACAAGGCCTGCAACTCCGGTCCGTACTCATTCGCAAACTCTGGCTTCTTGATGTCCCGGATCCCCGCATCTGTGAGTTCTTTGTAGACCGCCAGCGCGCCCTCTTTCTTGAGTCGCGCCTGTAGCTCCGATTTGTCCTCGATGTACTCAGGGGTGAACACGAATGGACGAAGCAGCCTGCTGAGGAGATACGGCTTCACCGTAAACTCAGACAATCCTTCGAACACGTCGAAGAAGGTCAGCCCGTCTTCTTTGTAAGTTTGCAACAGATAGCGCTTGTTATCGCCGGGCGAAGTCGGAACAGCGGTCAGTTTCTCTTCGCTTCCGTCCACATTCCGGGTGTAGACTCCGTCACCCTTCCCGTTGGCTACCTCTACATCAATCAGAATTTCGTCTTTCTTCACACAGTAAAGAATTCCTGGCTGAATCGCGTCAACCAGCTTGCTTGATCCATCGCGCTGCCCTTCAAAACAGCGCACCCAGTTGGACTGCAGCTGATAGCAGGGAGTCGCTACGGTCAGACAGTAGAACGGGCCAGTCCTGCCAAGTTCCGCGTTGGCCAGGGATCGGACGCCTGCCCTCCACGCGGGTTGATTGATCGTCTGCTCTGCTTGCATTAGTTCTCCTTGTAGTTTGACGGAACCGACACGAACGGCATCTCAAAGAGCCGCGTGCGGTCCGATTTGAAAATGTTGCGGAGTCGCAAGAATCTCGCGGCCTTCTCTCTCTGCGCGCCATCTTGGATCTGATCGAGCCGTGCCTGCGTGCGAGCTTCGACGACAGAGAGCGGCGCCAGTTCGCCCTCGAGGAATCGTACCGGCTCGCGTTCCTTCTCTCGCCACATCGCAGCCAGGTAATCAAGATCTATCTGCGCCGGATCACGGTACTCGTGGTAGCACTTTGTCTTGGTCTGGACCGCCCGAACACAACAGCCACCTGTCGGATCCGAGATGATGATATGCGCGACTTTAGACCATTGTCCGGGACCCATATCTGGCGGCCCGAACCGTAAGACCTCTCCGGTCTCTGGGTCTCTCGCTGTTATATCTTCTGCGTAGGTCTCGGCATCACGTTTCGTGTGTGACCGCCACTGATGAACGAACCAGCGAGGGATCCCGATCTCATCGTCCCGTGTTGTTCGTTCGACCAGCACCCCTTCAGGAATACCCTCAGGCGGTCTGGGGGTGGGCGGATAGAGTGCGTTACCGTGGGGGAGATGGACTACCCAGCCGGCGTGCATCGTTCGAACCGAGTAGCGATGCTGAAGCATTCCAGATCCATCGAAGGCTGGGCTGCCAGGATAGCGGTCGGCTTCACGCATCGACTGCCCCCAGAAGAGTTTCAACCGAGGGTATTCGCCGAAGACAAGTCCCGCGATTTGAATCAGCTGCTCCTGAAACCAGCGCGCGAGTTCGGGATTTGGCGGAGGACTATTCGACGTTGGAGGCCAAGACTTGAACGACATCACTTACCCTTCGAGAACTTCTCGGCGAGCTGCGCCTTCTTCCCAAACATCCCGGCCTTCGCCGCCTCGCGTTTGTCCTCTGGAATCGGCTCGCCTTCCGGAGTTCCGGTCTTTCGGTGCAAACCTCCCTTTTGGAAGTTAGTTTTCTTGCCCTTCTTTTTGACCCGGTCGCCCAAGTTGCTTTGGTAGTTGGCCATGATTTGCCTTTGAGGGAAGCCTTTGGGCCATCGTTCTAGACCGACAGCCCCAAGGGTAAATTGTCAGCTCGTAGGAGCGATGAACTGACGGTAGAACACCGTAATGCGGACTTGGCCCGCGCCAGGAGTACCGTTCGCTGTGACACGAACCTTTGCGGCTGCGGCCTGAGTTGGCCCCGCCGCCGTCGTTGTGATGTTCCCGTTCATCGCATCAATGCCGACGATACGAGTGCCGAGCGCAGCAGCAGCGGCGGCCGCCGCCGTGAAGCGAGTTGCCGTGGTCGGATCGCCCAAGCCAAACGCTGTGGCCGTGGTGATCGCCACGGTGACGATCGCCTCAACAGCGTCGATGATCGCGCCAGCTGGCAGCAGGTTGCCGGTGGTGTCTGTCGTGGCACCGCCCGTGCTCAACGTCAGGAGCTCGGTGTTGAATCCGTAGACCGCCTGAGCACCGTTCGAGCCAGTGATGGTCATCTGAGTGGAGGTTACGTTTCCACTCGTTGAGGTCGACACCGCCACCCCCGCAGCCTGGAACAGAATTCCAAACAACGAGAAGGTGAAGACGGGAGTCGCCGAGCCGCCAACGGTTGCCACGGCCCGAAGAAACGGCATCGGAGCCCGCGAGGCCGCGAGGACCTGATTGCCGGTCGAGGCGGTGCCCTGCGTAAACGTCGCCAGAGTAGACCACGGACCGGTTTCCGTTGGACCATCCTGGATGACGACATCAAGTGTTGGATTCGTGCCCCCTTGGGCGGTCCAATCCAATTGGAACACAGCGGAGTTCTCGTTCATCGTGGCGAATACCGGAGAGGTCGTTGTGCCACGCGAAGCGGAGGAGAACATCTGATGTACGACTGGGTGCGCAATTGCTTTAGTCATTACTCTTGTCCTCCTTTCCTTAGAATGCCAACTGAGCCAACGGCTGATCCGTGGTTCCGCTGTTGTTAATTCTCCAGTGAGCGAGAGGCAGAGGCGTTCCGATATCGAATCGGGCTCCTACCCATCCTTCCACTGCGTCTACGCGCTGACCGCCCGAGGTTCCGACTCCGAGCCAGAGGTACTGTTCACCCACCTTCAGTGGACCGAAGTCCTCGAGCTCGTACTTATGAATCTCGTTGAAGTCCACCCCCCAAACTATGTTGGGTTGGATGACCGGATAGTCTTCCCACTCGTTACCGGCGGGCCCGTGATGGACGTTGCCGAAATCGAGCTTCATCGTCCCACCGGATCCATTCCGGTTGAACCGGCTTAGTTCGTGACCCTGCTCCTCGTACTTCACCTTCACCCCAGGAGCCGACACGATCGTTGTCCGATCAGCCATCTTGTGACGGAATTTCAGCAAGGCTCTCACCTTGTTGAACAGCGCCACTGTTGGATCCGCGTTCTTCGCGTCGAACGTCACTGATCGAAGACCGGGATAAGTCGCTCGAGACTGTCCCTCGATCATCCCCGAGCCGTTGTTGATCAGCGCATCGAAACCGTGAGGATAGCGGTTGAATGATCCGGAGAAACACACGCGATCGCCCTGTGCCACCGCGGCAGACAGCGAGTCAACCGTCACCGTCTGGGTCGACGGATCAGGATCGCCGCTGACTATCGAGGTCGTCGGGGTCGCGCGATATGCCTGGCCAACGGGGTCATAGAACGACAGCCCCGCATTGGCAAGCACCTTGATGTTGCCGAACATATTCCCGCCGGCAGACGTCGACTCGCAGGTAAACTGAGTCCCTGAGTCTCGAGACTTGACCCGGGCAATTTCGCCGGTGCCGTCCAGCGGGATCGCGTCGTTGATCTTGGCTCGAGCTGAATCGAGCGCCGCTTCCATTTCGAACGACAGCAAATTGACCAGCGAATCCTCGTCGCCCTTGCAGTTTGCGATCGCAAGACGTGAGACTCGATAGCCCGAGAAAAGAGAGGTTGGATAGACTTTGAGTTCGACGAACTCCGAACGGCCGGCGGTCGGCAGAGTCCCAGACTCCCCGATTGCGCCGAACGAGGCATTACGTCGCACCCGGGAGGGAATGCGTACGCCGCGCGCGTTCGTGCGTTTGCCCTTTCCGTTCGAGATCCGATTGTAGAGGTCCTGTACTTCAAGAAACATATCTCGAACTTCTGGTTCGATACGTTCCTTGATCACCGCCTCAGCGTAGGTTACTTGTGTCTCAGCCATGTGTGTGCCTCAATGGCGCGACTCCGAAATTACGCGCTTCCGCGTGCTCTGACCCGTTCAGCGAGACTCATTCCCTGCCGAGATCCTGGTTGCGTCGGCTGGCGAGTGGCGCCGGATGGATTGGTGCCGCCTGGAATCTGTATCCGGGTGCGCTGCGATTGCGCGACCTGGCTCTTGGCTCTGATCAGTTCCTCATACGGCTTCAGTTGAGCCTGAGCGATCTGAGTCACTACGGTCTTGTGGTGACCGTAGATTTTCTTTAGATCGCGAGAGGCGAGCTGCTTTGCGGTTTCCGGGTTCCCTGGTTGCTTGAACCATTTGCGTGCGTTGTCTCGGGCGGCTGAATACGAGCCGTCTCGGGCAAGCGCCGCGTCAACCAGATCCTTGATCTGACCAGGAAGATGCGCAAAGTCCTTATGAACTGAACCGTCTGGGTTTCTCGGCAGAGACTTCATAGCCGTGTCGAGCAATTGTTGGCGATCCGCAGTGATCATCCCGTCGAACTGTGCCACCCGTCCGTTGGCTTGAATCTCTTCCTGCTGTTTGGTGACTCCTGTGTGTGCCTGACTGAGCTTGGTGATCTCAGCCTGCATACGCGAGACTTGAGATGCAGTGCTTCCCAAGGTTCCCAAATAAGCAATCAGGTCTTTGTCAGCCTCTGGGTCGAGTCCAAACTTATCGACAAGCTGCTGCGGGTTAAGTGTTGCTGCCTGCTGGCCGTTGTCAGTGGATCCTTGACTAAGCGTGCCATTTTGGTGGGCTTCGACCAGAGCTGCAAATCCTGCTCGATCGAGACCGAATTGCTTCTCTATGAAGATCGGCATCCAATAGTCGGCTATCGCTTCTGCTGCAGCCTGAGGAATGATGCTGGGATTCGCAGTGATTTTCTCCGGATGCATATGCGACCGGATCACGTCATTGACCATCGAATCGTAATACGCCGGATGGTTGGTTGCGATGTCATCCCAGAACTCTTTGGCCTTACCCTGCGCCGCGAAATCTTCAGCTGGAACGATCGGGCGGAACATCACACCCTGAGCCGCTTCCAGCTGGCTCTCGAGCTCAGTCACCTGCGCTGTAAGAGATTTGTTCGTCTTCAACGCAGTCTTCGCAAGGCCTCGCAGATGCCCAACCAGGCCAGTCTGCGGTACATCCTTCAGCTGCTCCTCAAGTTCCTTGTCTTCTTCTGACTTTTCGGACAGAGCCGCGGCGGGGTCGGCTTCTTTACTCGCCTCGTCGTCGGTGGGTTCACCTTCCGGGCCGGCTTCTGGCTGGCCACCAAGATCCTCCCACTCACCTGGTTGCTCTTCGTCAGTAATGAACTCTTCGGCCGGCTGAGACTCAGCACCAGAGTTCTTCTCGGCGGAATTCGCACCGAGATCAGTTTCTTCGTCCATTGTTACTCTCCTTGGATTGGTCTTAGGAAAATGCCTTTTGGCTTAATCATCACCCACTATCGGAATGATTGTCCTTGCGGCCGTCTGATTGACCGGCGCGCCGCCAGATGTGTTCGCGGACAGGATCTTGAAATGTCGGACACCTCGGAAAAGGCTCCGCAGGTCGTTTCTAAAGCAAACATGCTTTGAGGCGGTGACGACCACCTTCACTCGAACCCCGGCGTCGTCGTACAAATCGTTAAACGTGGTATCTCCGCCAACCGTCTCCTCTGCGCCGAGAGCGCACTGGAAAGAAATGTCAGCGGCATCCCACCCACTCGGCATCACAAGCCCGACAAGAAACTTGCCGTGCAGGTCAACTATGGTGCTTGTCGCAGTGTTGATCGCGATTGTGGCGGTCTGGCCGCGTTGAATGCTGTTGTTCACTTCACCGCCTCCTCAATCGCCTTTGCGGTCTCCGTCCCGATTCCGTCAATGTCGATCAGGGTTCCAGCCTCGATGCGCTTGCGGACTTTCCCGAACGTCTTCACGCCAGCCGCTTCGAGTTTGGCCTTACCCGGGAATCCATCAGGAAGATGCTCCGCATTCTCGTGCGTTGATGCGTGTAGATCTGGCTTCGCGGTGACTGGAGGCGGCGACTCTTGCACGTCCGCATTCTGCTCGCTCACAACCGGAGCCTCCTTCGAGACGTCGACAACCGGCTCGGGCGCCTTAACCGGAGGAATGCGAGATGTCTCCGCGGCGGCCAGTTCTGCGTGCGGGTTGGGATACTCGCCTTCCTCGACGTAGAACAACCCGCGAGGTCCAATGTACTCGTCATTCGGTCCCCACCAGACTTGATTGCGCCAGTCCTTCGGAAGATGGACCAGGCACGGACTCCCAGGCGGCGCCGATACAGGCACTACCTCGACGGCATCCTTCGCGACGCTGTCAACCGTCTGATCGCGTAGGATGTGAATCTCAACGGCGTTGGGCTCGCCCGTTAAAGTGAAACGGTGGACGATCGCCGGATTCGTTCTCCTGTCTTTGAACACCCAAATGGATTGTCTACCCATGGCTACTCTCCTCTACTGTCTGAATTCTGTGGCAAGCGTCTTGCAGTTGGCGCAATGCGGCAGCGCGCCTCGCTTTGCGAGCGGCCTTGCTCGGTGGCAGACCTCGCTTCGCTTGGCGAATCACGCGAAGTTCGCCTCGGCTGCCGATGGAGTACTCAGAGCCGTTGCGGAATCGGACCAGATCGCCCGGCTTGACTGGGCGGGGCACGCCGTTTTCGTCTTTGACCTTAATCGTCTTGTTCACTGGTTTGTGGCCGCCTTCTTTTGGTCCGATTTGATAACGACCAGGTCGCGCTCGTGAGACATCCGTCTGTCTTCGCGCTCCATATCGTGAGTGCGATCCTCAGCCCGTTGCCCTGATTCCTTGTTCGCTTGTTGATCCTGCTGCCCCTGCTGGAGCGCCAGCATTGGCCCCTGTGCTTGAAGCGCAAGCATTTGTTTTCGTCCAGCTTCGGCAGCTCCGGCCTGCTCGTGCTCTTGAAGTCTGAGGTGTACGGCTTCATTTACCGTTGGATCTACGCGCCTGGCCTCATCTCCCTTGAGCCAGTTGACATAGAACGCATAGTGAACTTCGTGGGCATCGACGGCTGAATCAATCGGAACCATCTGACACAGCAATTCGGCCGCATTGGGAGGAGCAGGAGGAGCCATCACCGGCTGTCCCGTCGGACCACCTAAGCCCCCCAGCTGCTGCATACCCGGCGGCGCTATTTGATCGGGAGACATTCCCGGCTGAGGCACTCCCTGTGCGCTCATCAGATCCGGAGCTATCTGCTGGGCAAGCTCCGCAACCATCCCGGCCATCTGCTGTGCCTGAGGTGCGAGCCTCTTCATGTCTTCGATTCGACGGCGCGCGTTCTGGACGTCCAGAGTAAAATCATCCAGCTGCATATCCACGCCGCCAACATCGAGAATGTACTGTCGCCACTTCGCGGGCGCCTGCGGATTCAAGACCATCCCACCGCCGACATCGAGTGCCCACATCAGATTCGCTCTACGTCTCGCGTCGTCCTTTGGCGCATAGGAGCCCTTACCAAAACTTAGATCGATGTCACCATCGAGATCCGCGCCCTTCAGGTACTTGCCGGCCAGATCCCCGGCCTGTCCATTGATCGGTATCCAGCGTTCTTCGGTTGCGTTCTGGCGAAACAACTCAATCCCAATCAGGTGCAGCCGCTTATATGCATAAGCGCGCAGGGCAAACTCAGGCAGGCGCTGGGTCTGAGCATTCGAGTTGATCAGCTCCATCCCGCCCTTGGTCTCTGCGCCGCCGGTCACATCGCTACTTGGATCACCTATCATCGTCCCGGTAGCGGCTAGGCACTGCTGCATTTCTCCGTCAGCGGTGCTCATCATCGCCATGACCGACTGATCCAAAGGAACCGGATCAGCTACGTGATGGAGATTGGAGAGAGGAATCTTGTAATCCAGCCCCTTGATATGGCCGATATAGCCAGGCTGTCCGGTGAAGTCGCCTTCCTTGATTGGATCGCGTGTCCACTGAGGGCGCGCTGCGTTGTGCTTCCAGGCACCTACGGCATACGATCGAGACTCGTTGTACTCCTGGGCCGGCCTGATGATGTCTTCGGAGCCATCGCCGTCTGTTCGGTTGGGAATGTGCTTGTCTTTGAGCTGGACCCAATGCTCCGGAAACGTATCGCTCCAGATGTCCAGAACGTCGCGGCCGCCAAAGAGTACATACATCCCCTTGGGGTGCATTTCGCCTAACTGCGTGTTCGCGGGAATGCTACTGCCGTCCATCAAAGGTACGTCGGCTGGTAACACTTCTTCGCCGTACAGTTCAGGCTGAAACCAGAATTGCCGAATCAGAGTCCGTTTTGCGCTCGAGGATCGCCAACGCCCACCAAATGACCCGCCCGTGTTCCCCGTGCCAGCCTCGAGTAAATCCGCTCCGCTCCGATCATAGGTGCCCGTGGAATCGTTGTTGACTGGAACCTTCCACTGCGGAAAGAGCTTTTGAAGTATTTCAACCCTCATGCGGCGTTGACGTTCACACCAGAGCCCGAGTTCGAACCGCGGCGCCGTGCGATCGTAATTCACCTGTAAGCTCGGCACCACATCAATGCGAAAGTCCCCCGCGCGCTTCTTTCCGACTACCCCAAACGTCGGCAGCGTCATCGGTGGAATCTGATCCTCACTGAGCGCCTGAGAACCGCACCCTGGACAACCCCCAGCTTGGGCAACATCCTGCTCGTCTCCAGAATCGCCACATCGAAGACAGGTAAAGACGGAGCCGCCCGGCATATAGTCGGTCTGGGTGACCCCGAGTTCATCGACCATTGGGCCAGCCTTTACGTCCCAGTAGCCGTAGAAGAAGACCTGTCCAAAGAACCGCTTCTGCTTGTCTTCATCGGTGATGAATTCTTCGGTGAAAATGGACTGCTCGTGATAGTCGACGATTGCCCGGGCTGATAGAGCGGCGAGTTCAGATCGATCATCATCTCTCGTCGCGATCGCCCTAAGATCAATGCGGGACTGAAAGGTCTGAGCCGTAACAGCATCGCAATATCTCCTGATCTTGTTATGCGGATACCAGGCCGAGGCCTTCCCAGTCTTCTTCTTGTCCCCCATTGCATACCCGGGCCTGCTCATCCATGCGCCCGAGGTTGGGTGGAAGTCGCCGTAGTCACCCTCGTACATCTTCTGCATTCTCACGCCACGACGGTGGAGCCTGATCACCCGCTCCCTATCTTCAGACTCGAGTCGTTCGGCGAGAGAGCGCAGGAGATCCAGTAGTGGACGGGAAGGCTCTAAGGTGCGGGAGTTCTCGAAAGTAGCGCTTGGGGTAGCTGATCCCGGTTCGTGACCGAAGACCAGCGGGGATGTGCTCATTAAGCGTAGCTCAGGGAGCTGGATCTGTGCTGGAACCGCTCCCGCCCTAGATCACGCAGGCGGAGGTTGACTATCTGCATGTCTATCACGCGATTGTTCAAAAGGAGCTGACCAGCACGGATACCTTCGCGGGTCAAACTTTCCTCGCAGTGTCCAACGACCTCGGCGGATAAGGCCTGCGCGATCGTCGCTAGAATCTGAGACGGAGCTGGCAGCGAGAACGAGGCTTCCAGTGAGACCATTTGTAAGTCGAGATCCTTAGTGCTGCGGCCTTCCCATAGCACTGATCCTGTAAGTGAGAGTTGATAACCGAGCCGCTTACATACCGGCATCAGTTTACGGATAACCGGAAGCGCCTCGTCTAGTGTCCACGGATCGCGGTTGCTCAACTTGGTGGCCCCTCCCTTTCCGTCGATGAATACCGCGCCGACAAGGCCGCAAGCCGCTTGTCAGCAGCGTCCAGCAACTCCCTTGCCCCCGGTGAGCCTGTTTCTACCAACTCGACCAGTTCCAGATACTCATCCTCGTTCTCTACAGCGCGGTCAATGATGCGCTGATTCTCAGCCAGGATTTCATTCTCTCGCCAAGCATCAGAGTCGTCGGGGACGTTAGGATCAACCTTGACCGCAGGCCTGTCAGGCTCAGAAAAAACCGGAGATTCGCCGCGGCCACGAACGATCGCATCTATCAGCTTGGCATTCTGCTCTCGCTGGTAGAGGATCTCAGCTTCGCGGTCGAAGAGTGCTGCCGTTTTGGGGAAGAGTAGGCGTTGCCAGAAAGTCATAAAGGGGTGGGCGCAGCGACGGGAGTCGAACCCGCTATCCCTTGGTTATGAGCCAAGGATGATTTTCCGTTTCACTCCGCTGCAACTTCTCTACGCCTGAAACGCGAACGATCCTGAGGTTGTACTCGCGACCGTATCGGGAGCGGTCAATGCCGCTACTGCAGCCAGCAGGTTCGGTATCCGCGACCCCGAGGACTGGCCCGAGGCTGTCGCCACCATCGCATTGGTGATAGCCGCAACGTTCGAGTCGGCCGCCCGGTCCAGCACTTTGAGCGCTTGGCGGATGATGTTCTCCGTCTCCGCATTCACCGCCGGCGGAACGTGAGCGACGATCGCCGCCCGCATCTGTGCGTAGGTCGTGATGCTGGCCATATCCGTCTCAGTAAGACAGCCGTAGTCACGTAGGTGATTCAGCCAATTGACGGCCTGTTTGGCATACGTTGTTTCGTCGGAATACGTTAGAGTTTGATCTGGCATAAGTCCTCCTAGTAATCTTGCGTTAGGTAGTGCCCGGTTCGGCCGGCCTCGTCGAGCTCTCGCTCTCGATTGATCAGGCTGGTTTGAATGATCGACGCGATCCGTTCCTCGGAAACATCATTGCGGCTTGCCCTCTGCAGTTGAGCATCAAGCCTCCGCTCCCACTTCAACAGCAGTCGCTCTTCGGCGGTCAGCGGCTTAATAAGCGGCACTCGATCCCCAGCAAGAGCCCGGTCACAGTCGACCATGTCATCGTCCCGCTTCGGGGCATCTTTCTTTGCGTCGCCCTGAGCGGTGTCCGGCTTCCGATAGTTGGGGTACTCAAAACGCGTTCTCGCCTGTCCGCGTTCATCGGTAGCCGGCGTCGCCTTCAGTTCACCGGTGGCCTCGTCGACATAGAGTTCGCCCTGTCCGTCGGCGACAATGAAGAATGCGCCAGTGGGACAACCTCGGAGCCGCTGGCCCTCATCGGGATGCCCGATCGGATATCGACGGAAGGGGTGCGCCAGGGACTCGTCGATTTTCAGGATGTTCTGCATATGCAGAATGCCTTCTCGGGCTTGCGACGTGTCCACTGATTGAAAGTACAGTGGATCCCGACCTGTTTCTGGTAGATCAACGGCATAGCCCCTGATGATCTCTGGCCGTTCGTGGCTTGCCCTGCGCAAGAGCACCCGATCGCCTTCGCTCCATCGCTGCTCGACGTCCTGAATTGCCTTCCCAACCTGAACGGCAGATGGGCCCACTCGATCGTCAGCCTCTACTGCCGGGAATCGCGGCCAGCACATCTCGCGATAGAAAAATAGCCACTTGGATAAAGGCATTCCCTCAGAGGGCTGCCACACCCAGCGATTCGCACATGGATGCTTTGGGTTGTTCCCCCAGTCCTGAGCCATCGCGATGTCGCCAGTTCCAGGAAGTTTAGGCTTTCCACTGGCATCAAAGAGATCCCACTCAATTGCGTGCTTCTGCTGCGCGAAGAATCTCACAAACTCAGACCAGGTGATGATGTGAAAAACCTCATCCCACATGGGATAGACGGCATCCGGGTAAGCCTTATCGGTGTTGTGCTGATACTCACGCTCCCACTTGTCCATCCCGACGATATTGAGCGTACCCTCGCAAGCAGGGAGCGGCATCCCGCCCCAAGTTGGGACTCCCTTCTCGATCACCCAATAGTTGTCGACCCGCTTGTAAGCCGGCTTTCTGACTGCAGGAATCGGACCGATCACTTTGCGATCTGAAAGCACGTCGGTCTTTCGAGTGAGGATGCGATTCAGGACCGAGTCCCGATGGATTACGTTCTGATCGAAGATCACTACGCAGTCAGACGAGCGCGTGCCGAATACCGACGCGGCCAAAGCGTCAGCCAACGTATCGACCATCCCGGGACTATCGTGCTCGTCGTCGATGTCCGTAACCCAGATGAAGTCCGGCCGATACTCTTCGTGTCCGACTCCGCGCTGTGCCGCCATCAGGCTGAAGTTCTGAAGTGTCCACCCCTCATCCGTGGTTAACTGTGTCCGGTTCCAAGCCGCCTGGATGTGTCGATTCCCCACCTCGTGCACCTGAGGTTTGGCCATCCTCGGGTAGTAGAGTCCCACGTTCGACGCAAGAAGCATCGCGTTGACTCGCTTGATGTGAGTGTCGCCTTGCCCGTCGGTCCGAGTAATCACCAGGCCGAACTTGCGCCGACCCATGGCACCCAACGCCACGGCCAGGCCAGCGGCTGAGGTTGACTTGTTTCCAGCGCGATTGACAATCCAGAGACACGCAGGAGGCGAAGGCAAAACGCCGCGCTGAATCGACCAGCCCCAGCCAAAGAACTCATCGTGATGCTGGGCGAATTGCTCATTGCTCGCTGAGCGAAAGTGCTTTGGAAGGAGCTCGGAGAGCCATAGCCGGTAGTTCGATTCGAGCTCTGGAAGAGAGTAGCGACGACCCATGCCCGCGTTGTACGCAGCGCCAATCATTCTCGCCTCGTGTTCCCAATCGGGATTGAGATTAGCCGATCTTTCCAAGCTCTTTGACCTCGGGAATATGTGGCGCCAGATACTCTCTCGCCTGCTCCTCGTTGGCGCCGGTTCGCTCCATAAACTGCTTCACCGCAGCGTCGATCCGAGCCTGCTCGTCGTTAGGATTCATCGCCGGCTGTTTCTCGATTCCCATAATCCGCGAGAGCTGGACGCCGGCTTTGAACGAATCGTGCAGTTCGACTTCGGTGACTTCGACTGGCTGCTCGACCTCGCCCGTGCGCTCCACATAGCGCCGCGTTCTAATTTTCTTGATCAAGTGGCCAAGCTTTCGGTCCCTTAGCGTGGCGACGTCAAGGTGACCGCCCTCGGTTAGGATCTCAGTCACGTCGGCGCGAAGATGCGAAGTTAGCACTCCGATCACTTCGTTCGGCGTAAGCGATAACGCGTCCTCAAGCCGCGCCTGGATACGTTCCCGCACTTGGCGAGTCCGGATCAGCCTGTGGGCATACACTCCCAACGCGTTGTCGTCTCCCGCGAAACCGGCCATCCGGGCCGCTTCTGTGCCGTTGCCCTTTGCGTCGCCGAGTAGGAAGCGCCAGAACAGCTCGACCTTCAGACTTTCCTCGGGCGCGGGTTTCGCACCATTGCCGTTGTCGTTGCCGTTTTTTCGCCCATTGGTTTTGCCGTTTTTTGCGCTCATAGGTCCGGTTGGAAAGTAGCGAGACTCATAATCCGCAGCCAGAGAAAGTGCACTACGCGCAGTGCGTATTCGTCTGCATTCGGAGGCGTGACAACCTCGAATCGAAGGCCGTCAGTGACGGGAAAAGCCCTCAGCCACTTACACACCCGGCCGACGTTGGACTTCGACACCCGGATAAGCTCCAGATCGCGATAAAGCACGAAGTTACCGACAGATACGGTGTGGGGCGCTCCGTTCGGAAGGACTACTGAAAAGTGTTTTTGGGAATGCAGTGGCATCAATTGCGCCGGCCCGACGCGGAAACGGTTGCGTGTTGAAAGCGTCACGAACCGTGGCGATGATAGAACAGCAGCCCGGTTAATTGCAAGGAAAATTTAGGGGTGCCATTGGGGGTGCCAGTCTTGAACTTAGGTTTTCTTACAGGCAAAGCGCTCACCTCAAGCACCATCTCGCGATCGCGCGCGCAAGTTCAAAAACACCCCGCAGAGTAATCACCGATACTGCTGTAGAAATAAAAATCAGGAGCGGGCAGCCGCATCCTCGGCGAAGTACGCTGCCCGACGTCTCGGGGATGTCGTCGTTCACTGCACCCACACAATCCTCGTCGCCTTCCTCAGCCGCACGAGTCTCGATTCGCAACTCGGACACCAACCGGTGAGGCTCGCCAGATCCGCAGTCGCGATCGTGTAGGGCGTTCCACAACCGCGGCAGCGAAGCGTGAGTTTGAGTGGGCGACGGATTCGCATTTTAGTCTGCAGCTCCTGGCTCGATTCCGAAGGGCGAATTATCGAGGGCGCTCTGTTCGTCCTCACGGGCCTCGTCTTCCTCTGCGCATCGAGCGATCCAGTCCTGGCATACAGGACAATTCGCGACGCGGTGAATGTCGTCGGAGTCGTAAACGTGATTCTCACTGCTCATACAATTCCTCCTGCTGCGGCTCGAATTCGTCCGGGATATTCAAGCCCAGTACCCCGTCTGTTTTCGCTCGCACTTCGGAGTAGTGCCCGGGATCGAACGCACACTCGAGCGCCCAATGATTCTTTGGCCGGCGATCGAAGACTCTTACACTCGTCACCGGGTTACAGACCGGACAGCGTTCGGTCAGCACCACGAATAGGCCGTCTTTGTGCTCGCTCACCAGGTCCTTCAACTCAGGCTTCATTCCGCGAGGGCCCATCACTCGCCCGTCTTTTACTCGAAGCTCCACGCCGTGACGCTGCAGATGAGCCAGGATCGAATGCATCTCGGTTGTTTCCATCAAGCCTCCTCGTAATCGTCGGCGCTGGCTTCTCGAACCAGCGGGAATGCATAAGAGCCAGCCTCGGCCAGGTATTGCTGCGACTCTCGATCGAACCAGAGAGACGCGCTCCCTTCCCACTCTCCCTCACGGGTCTTGTCGCACTTGAACAGAGCGTCGGGTTGTTCGAAAAGCTTGAAATGCGGAGTCTCGCCGGCGTGTTGCGCACGCTCCATCGCGGCCTCTTTCTGCTTGTTCCGCCACACGACATACACGTTGTGTCCGAGGTCGGTGATCGATGCCGAGCCCCTCACGTCGAGGCGTCCGCCGGCTTCGTTGTCGTTCTGCTTTTTGCGGCTGTGAGCAACCAGATGAACTCCTACCGCGTGAGTGGTAGCGTACTCCGCGAGTTGATCGACGAACTCTTTCTGGGCGTTGTAGTCCTCTTCGGGAATCCCGCAGCGCAACAGGCTGTCGACGACAAACTGACTGACCCCGTAGCGGCGCCGCGCGTAGTCGAACACCTGAAGCAATCGGCTGGTCTTTGCGCTGCCGACCAGATCGAAAATCCAGATCTTCCCGTCGTACCAGCGGTGAGTCGTTCTGATCAGCGCAACGTCTGGCGTACGCTTTCCAGTTGCCTGCCTGGTCGCGCGCTTGAGCAGGATCGCGGGTTTGATTTCCAGTGAGGCGATGAGACAGCGCTCACCTTGGGCCGCTCCCCAGAGCAGAACTTGGTTCAGGAGCGTGGTCTTTCCGTGATCGCTGAATCCGGTCCAGATGCTCAGTTCCGCGCGCCTGAACCGAATCAGCTCATCGAGCTTTTGCCAGGGAGACTTGAACCCGATCGGTTCGTTGTTGGGCGGGTAGAACTGCTCGATCACCTCTTCGACGTAGGAACTTGCACGCCGCAGTTCCTCCGGATCGGTGGTCTCCGCGGCTTCTAGGAAACCGCGCATCTGCTCCTCAGTGTAGCCCTTGGTCCGGCATTCGTTGGCGTCTTTGTGCGGTAGTTTCACGACGTGACAGCGATGCCGACCGAGTCGTTCAACCAGCTCAGGAACCGCCTTCTGTCCGTGCTCGTCCATATCCAGGCTGATATAAATCGCTTCGAAGCGTTCGAGATGATCGAACTCGTTTTCGATCCACGTATGACCCTTGGCACCGTTCGGAAGCGACATCGCCGCAATCCCGCAAGAGTGCCAGGACATCGCATCGATCTCGCCTTCGGTTAGAACAAAACTGCGATCGTTGTCCCCGATGGATTGCCAGCCCCACAGAAGCATTTCGCAGCCCGGTTCAAAGCGCGAAGCTTTCTTGGTGCCGTCCTCGTTCCGAGCGATCGGAGAGTACTTCACGTTGAGCAATTCGCCGCTGCGCTTAAAGGGGAAAACCATCACCGGTCCGCTTGCGTCGGAGGTCTCGCCCACCTGGTAGGCCGCAATCGTATCCGGCTCGATCCATCGATGCTCGATCAGGTACTCCTTGACGCTCGTAGGCTTTCGCACTTTGGGCTTTTCCGGCCTCCGGTACGACTTAGCCTTTGACCCGTGAAACGTCGGAGTTGCGGCGATGCCCAGGTAGTCTTTGATCTGGCCCAGGGCGCTGACGAAATCCACTCCGCGCTTGATCGTCCAGAGCTCGATGAGGTCCCCGTGTTGACCCGTAGCGTAGTCAGCCCAGCGACCGGCCTTCTCGCCGCTGATGTGAATCGCGAGGCTCTGCCCCTTATCTCCCTCGACGTTGCCGGCCTTCCAGTAGCCGCCGACTTTCTTGCCCTCGGGTAGGAGCATTCGAGAGATTTCCTCAGCTCGCCACGACATAGCCCTGCTGATTTCCCCAGCGTCCATCAGATCGCTCCCTTGAACTGCGGCAGGTCTCGCCAGTCCTGCACGCCGTCGGTTTCATTCGACTGGAGGAAGCTTTCGATTTGGCTATCCTGCTCCCCGCTGCGATGGATCGTCACGGCAAAAGCTTCGTGGTTTCTGACCCGTGGCTGGGTCCGTGCGAAGGCGAGGCATTCTTCGTAGGAAAACTTCGAAAAACCAGCGAGCGCAGCGCCGCTGCTGCTACTGCTATTTTCTTTCAGTAAACTACCTACTTCAGATACTAATACTTTATCTAGCTTCTGGGGTAGCATGCCCGGGGCACTGCTTGGAGCATTGCTTGGCGTGTGCCCGTGCCGTGCTTGTGCTGCCGTCCTTGCCCGGTCAGAGCGCTTCTGATGGGCCTTGACTTGATCCTCGTATATCTCCGCAAGTCGTTTATTTCTTAAGTATCGCTGGCCCTTGATCGTAACCGTCGTGAATTTCTCCCGAACTTGCGACGTCATCGGTCCGCGACACACATTTCGGAGATATTTTTTGTCATCTTTTATTGCTTGAAAATCACCAGATTTCCATTGGGCGATCAATGCTTGGAGATATGCTCCAAGCTCTCCTTGGAGCATGCCCACAGTACCCCCCAACCAGTCGTCGACGAAGAATGGAAACCAGGTCAGATCGTTGGCCATCAGTCGCCTCCTTTCGCGGAAAGGGCAGGCTCAGGACTGAGCATCTCTGCGCCCCGCGGAAATCGATAGGAGGCGGCCTCCGATAATGCAGCGCCCACCCGGCCGTAGGTATCCCCGCTGGGCGGCTTCTCACTTGGACAATCATCCGGACAGCCAGCGAGAGGACCATACCCACCGTCGCTGAAATACCAGATCCCGGTCGGGCATTTACGGCAGTCACCAATCAGCACCGGTGAGATATCCGGCTGCATATAAGGGAACCAAATGCGGTAGGAGCTGAAGCCTGGATTGCCCTGAAAGATGAGCGCTCGAGCGCCTGACAAATCCTGCAGCCCTCGTATTAGCCGGAAAGCCTCCGGCGTCGGCGGAGGATCAGTTGCGGGCCGAGGCTTGATTTCGATGAAGTGACCCCACTCTGGAATCCAGAAATCCGGCAGATACCACGTTCCGTTGATATCATACCCCTCGCACTCGTACTGATAGGCCACGCCGAGCGAGTGAAAAAACACTGCCCAGCGGGCCTCAGTGGTCGAGCGAAAGAGGATCCCGTTGTAGGACCGCGGGATCGGAGGAATGTCGTTTCGAGCGTTTGATTTTATCGGCGCCGGCATAGAAAAGGACCCCCCACCGTGAATCTCCCCTGTGTGCGCAACTGTCTAGGAAGCGCTTCGGGTGGAGACCCACGAATGGAGGGTCCTTCACTATCGGTATTCGATTGTTCGCACACAGGGCTTTCAGTGAAAGACCCCAAGACGCTTCCTAGACATCGCGGATTATACCCCACCCCTGCCGCTTGCTTCAAGACCCACCCCTTTCTCTACTCGTCGTCTTCTCCCTCGCCTCCCTCTTCGGCCGCCGCGGTTGGCTGAGTCAATTCGGGCTCATCCTTGCGCTCGCGAGTCTTCACGACCGGATTGTTGTCGATGAAGCACTCCATCACCTTCCCGTCGGGGCCGGGGTAGACGAAGCTGTCGAGCCCCACGGAGTTCATATAGGCATCGAGCATTTTCTTCTTCTCGGTTTCCTTGTTGGACATCTCGACGCGCTTGTACTTCGCCTTGTCGTATTGCTGCGCGTGATAGGTCAACTCAGCAAGCTGCTTCGACGTCAGCTTTGGTGGTGCCGGCAGTTCCATACCTGGAAGCCGCTGCGCTGCGAGATCGCCGCCTTCGGTCGACTCGTCATTCGGCGGACCCTGTTCAACCTGCCTTCCGTCCTTCGGGACGAGCCGGGGCTTTGATCGGCCCTCTTGCGCGGCCAATTCATCCGCGGACATCTCAAACTCGTCGTCGGAATCCTTCTCTTTTGCTGCTTTGCTCATCTTTCGTTCCTCCTATTATCACGATTGCGATACAGCCTCCACTTCCTTGCAAATCCACCGTTTATTACCAATCATCAGGTCTTGATGGTAGTCGTACTCCTGACCCTCGGTGTAGCGGTGCGTCTTTCCGCAGCGACAATCGTACTCGGCCTCCACTAGCTGCACGTGAACTATCGTCTTTGTGATAATCGCGCCTTGTGGATGCATTCTTAGTCTCCAGCTGCCACCGCCGCCTCTGCAATCGTGTCCTCTTCGTCAATCTCGCCGAGGTCAAACAGGCTCGGCATCGCAATCTCTTGCTCGGCCGCCGCGCAGTAGGCGGCGCCGTCAATGAAGTAGGGGTGACTGAGCTCGATCCCTATCCCGCGTCTTCTGAGCTTGATCGCTCGGTAAGGCACGCTCATAAGGCCGGCGAAAGGATCAAGGACGGTCTCCCCGGGCATCGTGTACTGAGTGATTGCCCGGTCGCAGAGGTCGAATTGCATCGGGCAAAGATGCATCTGTTTACCCTTGGCACTCTGGGCACTGTTGAGCGTCAGCATTCGCGTAATATCGGTCCAGACCTCTGGGGACCAGGACTGAGGCTGGAGCAGCATAAAGGTCACCGGAAGCCGACCACTGCCCTTGCAGCCACATTCGCATCTACCCTGGCCGGCCGTGTGGATGTGGGAGCATTGAGGACAGGTCTCGAGGGTCTCCCCAAGGCGAACGTGATGCTCGAAATCGTAAACATTCTCAAGAGAGTGGCGCCGGAAAAGTTTGAAGATCGCGTGATGCGGAAGCTGGTGCAGCTCCTCTGGAGTCAGAAGCCGATCGCCACTCGATCGACTGAAACCGTGTGCATCGATTTGCCACCTAGTGCGGGAATATCGAGTCTTCATCTTCACGACCGGCAAATCCGCATAGGCGTTGGAATCATCGGAGGGAGGCTTGCGGAAGAGGAGCAGGTATTCAGGCATCCCGACGCCCATCTTCGAGCCGTCCTTGCACTGCTCTGTCCAGCCGAGGCGATAGGTCTGGTTGTTTTCGCGCACTACGTCAGTGACGATCGTCTTCATCCCTAGGTAGGCAAACCCGTGCTTCGTGTAGTGCTGAATGCAGTCGACGTGGAAGGGATAGACCGTTTGGAATCCGAGACCGTTGACGCCACCGGGCACGATCCGGTCTTTGACGTGAATCGCAGCCAGTCGCCCGGGCTGAAGTACTCTGAACAGATTCGGCGTCAGGAAGTCCATCTGCTCAAAGAAGTGCGGGTTGTCATCGGAGTGCCCAAAGTCCGCGTAGTTTGGCGAGTACTCGTACTGAGTTGAAAAGGGTATCGAGGTCAGGATCAGGTGGACGCTGTTCGACTCCATATTCTTCGTCTCGAGAACAGAGTCGTTATTGATCAACGTGTGGTTCGGGCCCTTGATCTCTACTCGCTCGACGCCGAAGCCGCGGGTCAGCTCGCGCATCATCGCTTCGTGTGACAGACCGTACTCGCGAATGATCTCTGTCATCGTCCGGGTCATCTCATCGTGCTGGACCCACTTGCGCTGCAGGGATTGGAGCACTGAGCGCTCGCTCTCCGCGTAGACGATGTGAATCTCTACTGGACAGGCCTGTAGGTATCGCCGGATCCGATGGCAGGCCTGGATGAAATCATTGAACTTAAAGCCGATGCCGACGAAGATTGCCTTGTGGCAGTAATACTGGAAGTTGCAGCCAGATCCGACGAGAACGGGTTTGCCGGCGAGATATTGAATGCGACCATGGCTGAAGTCGATCACGGCCCGCTCGCGTTCGTCGAGGTCCTGTGTCCCGTAAACCGAAACGGCCGATGGCACAGCCTTCTCGATCGCTTGCCGCTCAGCTTCCAAATCGTGCCAGAGTAGAAAGTGATCGTCGGGACTCTCGGCCAGGATCTCTTTCATCTTCTCAACGCGCTGAGGCAACGTGTCGCGTTTCTCTCGAGCTGCCTCTACAACTCCGTGAGTGGCATCGCGAAACATCCTGTGCTGGCCGTCCGGGTCGGGCTGCGCGGTTGTGTGGTCAACCTTCACTTCGTGATAGACGACCTTCAGTTCAGGAAGCTCGTAGCCGGTGGCGTCGTATCCAAGATCTGCCGGCGACTGTAGGAAGAGTGCCCAGGTCGAAACCCACAACCAGAACTCCCGCTCTTTATGTGGGTGAATTGTCAGATGATCAGCTTTGGTGGAGTCGCGCTTGAAGAAACGAGTCTTCGCGGCCGACACGTCGGAGATCTCGAGGAATGCGGCATAAGCCAATAGCTCTATGTAATCGTTTGGGCTGGGAGTAGCAGTTGCGACGAAACGATACTTGAGCTTCTGGTTGCCTTCGAACAGGCGCATAAACTCGCGGAAGGTCTTCGTACCGCCGAAGCCTCGGAGGCAGCTCGCCTCATCAAGGCTGATGACGTCGAACAGGTTGACGTCGAGGCGGCCATCCCTGATGGATTCGTAGTTGGTAAGAAAAATGTCAACGCCATCGGCCGCCAGAACTTCCTCGGTGAACCGGACGAAACGCGGAGGTAGTTCCCAGCCGAGGAGCTCGATCGCATCGTGCTTGAACTCCTGGCGCACCCCGAGGGGCGTCACGATCAGCGAACGGCCCTTACCAAGATGCTTGAGAACCAGCCGGCAGATCTCGAGCTGCTGAACGCTCTTGCCCAGGCCGAAGGCTTCGAAGAGAGCGCGCTGTCCCCCGCGGAGCGCCCACCTTACGCCGTCCCTCTGGTGAGGCTTGAGAATCGGATTAATGTCTTCGTCGGAGACAGCAAAGCCAGACTCGTGCTCCAAGTTGATCTTGTTACGCAAGAACTCCTGGTAGTCGTCAGTCGCAATCTTCTTCTGGCGTTTGTTGTCTCGCCTCAAGCTAATCTCCGCTTCCCTTTCTCGAGATACCTCATCGCGAACCAATGACTGCTGACTGAGCCCACAATGGTGCAGGCCGTGTAGAACACTCCTAGACCGATCGCTTTGCCGACGTCCGCTGTCTTGATCGCGTCGACGATGGAGCCGATCAGAATGAACTGCGAGACGAACCAGACGCCGTTGGAGAACACGGCGGCCAGCGCGTGATAGCCGAGGCTGCCGCTGTTGCGCGCGCGACTCACAAGGGTAAAGCTAAAGTTCTGGCCGATGAGGAGGACGGCCCAGAGTGCCCACGTCATGCGGATGCCTCCCCGCTGAAGAGAGCCCACGTCCTTGGAAACTCCGTTGCGATTATCGAACCGACCGCGTTCGCGAATTGGCGGATCTCCCACTGAGCGTCGGGATGCGTTCGCAGGGTAAGGAAGGCAAGCCAGTTCCGTAGGTTTGCCGACGCCCTCATCCGCGAATACCGGCCTACCGGGAGGATGATCCGCGCGAGTTCTTTGGGAATGCCAGCAGTCAGTCCAAATTCGTAGAGCTGCTGAAGCGTGTAGTATGCCCACTCAACTTTTGCAAGCCATCGCATCGCACTTTCATCCCCAGATGGCTCGACCATTCCCTCTGCTTGCCGGTTCCCTTTCTGAGTCATGAAGCAGCGCTCCTCGGTGGGCACGTAGTTCAGATCCGGCAGAGGAGCGTACCGGGCACTCATCTCGTTGTAGCTTTGGGTCCGATGCCTGTGCCACTCGCGGAAGACGAAGATCGGGGCCTGGACTTCGATCACCATCCCGGCAAACTCGAACGGGGTCGAGTGCCGGTTTGAGTACATAAACCTCAGCAGCTTCTCGTCCTGCTCCCAGCCGCGAAAGCTACCTTGCGTACTCTGACGGGCCGCTTCAATGATCCCGGCTTCTGGAAGGTTGGCATCTCCCTGGCCCCAACTTTCGATGTGGCGAATGTAGCCGTGATCGAGAACCTCAATCTGGTTTTGCATTTTGTTCCTCGATTGCTTGGCGTAAGTACACGCAGAGATCGAGCGCCTCCTGATAGGCATCGACCAGCGCGTTCCGTCCGTTATGGGCCTGCAGCGGAGTGCCGTACTTGGCGATCCCGACCTTGTTCCGCTGCTGCATATCCTCAATGACAAGCTCCCAGATCGGGCGACTGTCGTTGGGTACCGGGTCCGCTTCAGGACTGCTGAGGCTCCTACCTTCCATAGAGCTCCTTCCTCACCCTCAATTCGACTCCCCTCATCGCCCATCGTTCTTGCGCGGGAATCTCATAAGGCGGCGCCGGTCCCATGTTGAAGAGCAGCGAGCGCGCCTGGCGGATTTGATTGAGCAGCGGCCGATTGAAGCTCTCGCTGGGGCTGCCGGCGGAATCACCGCGGAGCTGCGGGTCCGTTCGTTTGCGATGTGCCTGCACGGCGAGGCGCGCAAGCTGTCTTGCTGTTGGTGTCTTCAGTGTCATTTGGTAGTCACCTCGCTCATTTCCTCCATCGCGATCTGAAAGCCTGCCGGTGGTAGAAACCAGAGCGATGCTTGGAATCGCGCCTCAGCTTCGCCGGTTCCCCTCAGGTCGCATGCTTCACCGATCGCCTGCTGCTCGGTCCCTCTTAATCGCCTACGCAGATGAAAAGCCTTACCCGTCCATTCTTCCCACTCACCCGCAAGGGGATTCCCCACTCCTTCCAGTGCCCGGTGAACTACGCCTCTCAATATCCGACTAGGCACTTCGAGTAACCCGCCTGATGCGCTCGCGTGCCAGACCGGCCCGCCGTAACCTTCCTCGATTCACTCATAGCCAGAGTTCACCGTGATGATCAGACTGCAGCCCTCGTCGCTCAGGTGATGGAAGTTGGGGTTCATCGTCTCAAAGGCGAATCGACAGTGATTCTCAATCGCGATGCGTTGCTGCCTGTTCATCTTGCGCCCTCCACGGCGATCGTTCTTCTCGCCGGCACACATCGGAGACCAACCTTCTTCCATTGCCGCCTTCCGCGCTCAGTGCTGATCTGGGAAGCCCAACAGTCGTGTCGATTGCTCGCAAAGCTTTGCACCTGTACGGTGCCGTCCGGCCACTGGAGAACGTATCCGAACTTAAGGACTCTCCCGTCGCGATTGAACTCTTTCATCTTGCGACCTCCGGAAAGAACGAACTCAGCACGCGCTCAAAGTTGTCAGGCTGGTCCATATCAAAGCGCCCGGTTTCTTCGGCGTTACAGGCGACCACCCCGCAGTAGCAATCGAACGTGCCGCAGTCGATGCACCACGTTGGCGGATCGGAATGCTGTAGGCGATGCTCTTTCACTTTGAAGCCTCCGGTCCGAAGCAGTGATCGGGGACGTCAAAAAATCCCTGTCTGCCCACATAGGGGATCGGCCTCTTGAATGCGACAGGATTCTGGAAGACCCATCCAAAACGACCGGGATAGAAGTCGCCGAGCTGTCTCTCTGTCCACTCAAACAGTTCCTTGGGAGCCTCCAGCAAGGGCCAGTGGGGAGCGTCCAGCAAATCGGGCGCAATAGACTCGGTCGGCCGACAATCGACAAGATCCACCGTTCCTACGATCGCCCCGAATGGAAGGACATCGCGCAACCTATCGGGACCGCCCCACAGGATGTCGAAGAAAACGCCAATCCACGCCCCGTCGTTCTCGAAGTCGGAGAACTCTCGTGCAACCTTCCGCTTCGCCGCGTGGATCGCAAGCGGGCCGCGGTAGCCGGTCGACCAATGCCGTGTTTCGATCTTCTTCGAGCCGAGCGCGACGGCTGACGCCCAGGGCTGCCAGAGTGAAATAGCTCTCATTAGAACAGCTCCTCGGTGTATCTGAACCCCTGAAACCCGCGCCTCTTCACTGGCTCGGCAGGCCAGACAACCGGACCGGTTAGTACCGCGAGCCATTTCGGATGTCGCGTCGTGTCATCCCAACAATGCAGGCCGCCGATTGAGTCGCCACGCTCCCAACTGGCGATGTTTGCGCGGACTCGGATCTCTCCACCGACCAGGATGTAGCAATGCAGGACTTCAACGATTGGCTTCTGGTCGAAGGCGATGAGGACATATTTGCCCTCTTCTCCGCGCTCCATCTCTTTGAAGGCTCGCATCATTCGCCGATACGCTCGGGCTTTAGCCTTCTCCGCGTCGTCGCCAGTTCCACCGGCGCCGTAGTACGGAAGAGTGCGGATGATTCCCGTGGGTCGCTCCTTCATATCGTCAAATGCTCCTCGTTAAGCCACCACGTAATCAGGAAGGACAGCCGCCGCTCGGTGTAGGAATGTGAGCCGCGATAGACGATCTGGCCGATCACCATGGGGTCGACCTTAGCCGCGCGCGCCGGCAGCACGCCGATCTCATCGAAGATGTTCAGCGCGAGCGCCTTGCCGACATCATCAAGAACGGTGATCTTCGCGAACTTCAGAGGGAAGTCGACCTCTTGGAAAGCGTCAGCCCAGTAATACGTGGTCGTCTTCTCGTCGATCACTTCCTTTTGACTCACGATTACTGGCTCATTTGAGACGTTGCGACCCTTCCCAAGCTGCGGGGCCTCGGAACGCTGGAGGCGCCTATCGTGGCGATGAATGCTGCAGTCTTGTTTCGGCTCCTCTTTTTCAGTCCTGATCGCGAACACATCAATCGGGAAGTTCGGCACGATCACATAGCCAGCCTCGATCGCGGCCTTCATCTTTTCGTAGAACTGGCACTTGCGCCGAGCCAGGCGGCAGGCAGTTGTCAGCCCTGAAGTCTTCCATCTTTCGCGCTGTGCGAGGGCGAGGTTTTGCTGGAAGTCAGCGAGTTGCTGATCGGCCTCGTGGATCTTGTTATCTACCCAGGCGACGAGCTGCGACTGCGCGGCCTCCATCTCCTGCGGATTGCGTGCGATGACGATTAGGTCGTTCATACAGTCCCTCCATCGAGCGGCTTCATTGGCTCAACCAGCGTCTCGGTTCTACCTTCGGGTCCCGGGTCATAGAAGCACTGTTCGCGCACGCTCCAGCCCGCTGCTGGCCGAAACGTGATGCCGGTCTGTGCTGCGCCCCGGCTTATGGTCAACGTGCCCTCCGGGATTTGGATCGTTTCGTCGTAGTTCATCGTCGTTCTCTGCGATCCTGTCGCCACCGAATGAACCACGCGAGGCAGAGGAAGAAGGCCGCAACGAAGAGCGCGATCGCGACTCCCGATCTCTCGTGGTTGTCCAGCCAGATCATCCAGTCGCGAATCACTGTCCGTTCTCCTGAGTGGCTTTGAGAGCCTGCACGTAGGCACTCAGAAGCGCGTCACAGGGTTCGGCTGCGCTCGCATCGAGTCCCTGCGTTGGATACGTCTTACTGTAAAAGACGCGGGCATCATGCCAAGCGCACGGCTCTTCGTTCTCAGTTTCCGTTTCATCGCTGCGTAGCCTGTAGTGCCACCCTCGGGCGCGGACTGCTTCGATAAGGGCCAGCAATAGGACCGCCCTGTCGTGATAGTCGCCCATATCGACAACTGCACCGAGAGCAACGAATCGGAACTCAGGCAGTAGATACGGCGCGGCCTCTCGCCACACCTCGCACTCCCCCTGCGCTAACTCAGCCCACCGCTTCAGTAGCTCTTCTCGCTGTTCGCTCATAGGTTCCTCAGTCCCCGTCTCTCCGAGGCGTCAAGCCTGGTCCTACCTGCGGCAACTAGATTCCCGATGGAATCACGCCCGACTACCTATGGGGCCGCTGACCATCGCCCCCGGCTTTCAGTGGAAGGGGCTTTCTCCTGCGTGCTTATCAACTCAACAGGCCGTCCCCCTCTGTCTAACAATGCCGTGCTTGTCGAATGCCGCCTCGCGAGCTCCTCATCAATCGCCTGAGCGAACACCACAGCGGCTTCACGCTCCTCGGGACCTCGTTCACCACCGCCGACGCTCTTTGTCAGCAACTCCGTGCGCAGCGCGAGAAGCTTTTCCTCCGGACGGTCGGCGATGTGTTCGCGGAATTGGTCGAGTAGCCCTTTGCTCATAGCGCATCGACTCGGCAGATCCGCTCAACGGACGTAACTGTAAGCCTCGTGGCGTCGGGCTCCAGCTTCTTCAGTACCGCCTTTGCTTTTCGAAGCGCCGACTCCGCTGATCCATTAGCAACGACGTTCTTCGTGTCGTTGCGCCAGATGCCAACCTCCAGAAACTTGTAGGAAATCTTGTACAGATGTCTTTCGGCCATGAGTGTTCTCCGTTCCAAATCAATAATCGACGTCGTTCTCGACGTAGTCCGCTCGCGCGCCTCGTCGCTTCTCCGGCATCACCGGATCAGGCGGCGCGGTCGCTTCCATCTCTTCCTCGAGCAGCTCCGGCCGTAGCTGATCCGCACGATCCAGAGTCCACGCCCAGATCCAGGTGCGCTCGCCCAGGCCAGAGTGATAGCGCCGGCGGATTCTCAGGTCGCAGATTCGAGCATCGTTGCAGAACCAGCCGGCAATCTCCGCGGCATCGTCAATAGCGCGTGCGATCTTGTCGAGATCCTTGCCTACCGCGGGCAGCTTTGGTGCCGTCGGTTTCAGCTCCCCGTCTTTGCGGAAGTGGGCCATCGGCCGCGAGACGTAGATCAGCATATGAACAGCGATCGGCCTATCGAGCGGGCGTTCCGGGCGCACCCGACGCATCGCTTTGATCAGCTCCTGTCGCCAGGACTTCAGCTCCGCGCTGTTGTCATCGACGATGATCACGCGTTTTAGTTTCGGGTTGAAAAATCCTTTCTTGCTGCCCTGTGTTTGGGCCGGGCCCCACACGCACGCGCTACCAAACCAAGAGGGCTTTTCTTCGTCCTCGATCGGTCTGACCGGGGCGATGTCTTCTTCGAATAGAGTTGCGGTCATAGCTCCTACCTCTCAGCTGGCTCTGACGCGTTGTCGGTATTGATCAGCTCTCCCGTCTCGGCGAAGCGCTTTAGGATCGGCCAGAGTTCAGCGGCGAGTGCTCGATTGAGCGCCGTGGGACGGCGAATAAAAAGGATCCTGCCAGTCAAGATGACCTCGGAGTCCTCGCCGTCGACGTCCTTGAACCGAACTGCCTGGTCGCCGTTGAGGGTGTTAATCGTTAAAGCTTCCATCTCTCACCTCTCAAGGGAGCCGCGCCCCTGCGACACGGCTCCCGTTCTGCGTGCCCGTCTGCCCAGGTGACAGGCAAGATCGTTAGATCGAATTCAGAGTGTCGATGAATCCCGACAACTTCTCGACCGGGATCTCCTTCACGGTCGCGACGCCGAGTGCCTGCAGAGCAGCACGCGTCTTCCCGACCTTCCCCTGAGTCTTGCTGTTCTTGTCGTAGAGTGCCTGAGCCTCGCCTCTCAGATCGTCCTCGGCGACCATCCCCCCGTCGCCCGCGGGCTCTTCGGTTGCATCTTTTGGTTCCTCAGGTGAGGGCGAAGAATCGACAACGGGTTCGGTCTCGGCGGGAGTCTCCGGAGCGGCAGTCTTGGCCTCGGAGGTCTTAGCTTCCCGTTTGGCTCGAAGCTGATCTGCCAACGAAGATGACTTCTCGCCGTTGTTTGACTGGGGCTCTTCCTGAAATCCGTAGCCGTCAGTCCCCTGAGTGAGGTCGATAATCGGACCGTCTTCGAGATCCTCGCTCGCAGGGAGTCCCATCGAGAGTTCCGGAGCGTACACGTCCACGAACCACGAGCCCGCGCGGTACATAAACATCTTGAGGGGCATGGTCTTCCACTTAGATCCGCTCTTATTTACCCAGCCCTCGTCGTTCGCCAGCTTCCAGGTGATCCAAGGTCCGTCAAGGCGCTCCTGGGTCAGTTTTTCGATCGCCCACGCGCGACATCCCCACTCGGGAGTATTCGGCTCGCCCTTCCATTCATATCGGATTTTTGAAAAGCCACCGTTCTGATTGAACGTGGCAATCTTGAAGGTCGCAGACCATCCCGGTTTGCCCTGGACGATGTAAAGGTTCTGCATCACCATCAAAGGGTCGGCCCTCAGTCGTTCGGCCATGTTCAGAGCAATGAGGCAGTTGGCCAGCTTGCCCTTATAGATCACTGGGACCAAGTCGCTGTCAGCAAGCACCCCGGCAACTCTCTGAAGCAAGGCAAAGTTCTCTCCGCTGCTAAAGTCCATCGCCGTGGCCTTGTCGCCAATCTTCGGTTCTCTCTTCTTTTCAATCGCCTTGTCCTCTGGCGCGGTCTTTTCTTCGTTCTGTGAGCTCATATTCACTGTCTCCTTTTTCCAGCTTTCGCTTTGGCCTTCCTGAGCACTCGGTGCGTCGGCTGACTGACCAGTTCCGCGTAGAGTTCAGGCGCCTTATACTGCAAGATGTCGAGGTCAATCTGTCGCGCTCCGTTCTGCGACAGGTATGTAATGGTTTCGCCGGAAGGCAAGCGGCCGGCCTCGGCGTCTCCGAGCATCGCGAGCACTGCCTGCTTTCGCTCATCCACGGTCGATGTCCAATGCTTCGCCTCTCGCTTTGCGGCCTCGAGATCCGCCCAGGCTTCTCCCGCCTCATCTCCCAGGCTGATGATCGAATTTGGTTCGCGCCTGATGCTCTTCAGCGTCTCAAGGTGAGGAGTCACATCCTCGGGCATCACATCTCTGCGAACGTGGTCGAGGAAGTCGAAGCCCGCATACCGCAGCTCCTCAATCAGAGTGTCATCACGCTCAACGCGGAAGGTTTTGAAGACGAACCGACCGAAACTAGCGAGCCACACAGGAACAATTCCGTAGCGGCAGCGGGGGCCACAGTGGAGGATCTCCCACTGAACCTGCACAACGACGTGAAGGGGAACCTCGGTATACGCGCTGGAAGAGGGGTCGTTAGAAGTCTTCGCCTCGACGGGTGCCTCGATAACGTCGAGGCAGCGCTCGAATCCTTCTTCGTCCGGTTCGCAAACCTCCGTCAAGATCGCGGCGTCCAGGTTCGCGCAGAAGCCACGTCCGTCTTCGCCGACCTCACTGAAGAGCTGGATGTCGCGTACAAGCTGGACCTCGTTCTCACGCTCGTACATATCCAGCACGTAGCCCTCGAGCGCGATGCCTCGATTGGCGTCCGTGCTGGTCCCGTTTCCATCCAGCCGCTGAGTAGCATAGAGAAACGCATCGCTGATGTTCTCACGAGGGTGAACTCCGATGATCTTACTGATCATCGAACTCCCCACGTAGAGATGATGCGTTTGTCTTTGAGCCTCAGTCAGCATTTAAGAAATCCCTCTCCCACCGCTCCATCACTTCGTCGTTCACTTCCTGAACCGCCTGATAAGCCCGCCGTCCAGCCTCCCAGGCCTCGTAGTAGGCCGCTGTCTCCCAATCAATCTCGCGTCTGTCGCGCGGGTCAGGCTCGCGCTCATCGGGTCGCGGCCGGGATTCGATCCAACTCAGCGGCATCGCTTCTCACTTCGCCAACTCATCAAGCAGAGGCGCCTGCGTCTCAACCGCCTCTGCGATGCCGCGCATAAACGCAACCGCTTTGTCCAACTCCGCGCGTAGTTCTCCGACTCTCTTAGCGCGCAGATAGAGATCTGAAATCGATACTGTCTTACCTAAAGCCAAGGGATCGGCAGGGCCTCCGATGGCCAAAGCCCCGTTGCCTCGTGCGCACCAAGCGGAATGGAACCCAAGAATCTGAGAAACTTCCTGCTCGGTCGCCGACAGCAGTATTCCTTCTTCGGTCTTTCCAATGATCTTCATCGCATCCTCTCAATCGCTCCCCTCCCAGGCTGATAGGCGGCCAGCCAAACCATAGGACGTGCAACCTATCGCCGGGGAAGGGGAGACATCTCTACGCCGTAAGGCGCGGCAGAAACTCATCGAACGGGACCATATGCATCGGATCCCCTTCGAACGTCGTGACCTCGACAATCGCCCTGATACCGTGCTTCAAAAAGGTTTCGTGGTTCGAGATCACCCACTCGCGCTGCAGCTCCGCAAGTACGGCCTTCGGTAGTGCCATCGTGCCTCCAGCGTTGTGTGCGGCGTGAATAGGCAGTATCCAATCCCACTGTTGGCCAACGCTGCGTCTATGGAACGGCTCCCACTTGCCCTTCTCGTTCTTGACCTCAAGCACACCTTCATTGACTCGCGCACCGGGAATCCCCAAGCGGTTGAACTGTTCGGCAAGTCGAGCAGGAAGATCGTTGGCAAGCTTCTTGATGTCCGCCTCTCGGGCAGCAAAGGTCTTGCGCTCTAATTCGGCGGCTTCTGCGACTTCCAGCTTCTTGCGGTATTCGGCAGTCTCGCGGGCGAGCTCGAGCGCGGACTTTGCGATGGTGACTCGGCCAGCAGCCTTCTCGACCTCGGCCATGGTCGCCCCGACGATCGGAGTCTCGAGTATCGCGTTTCGACGATCCCAAGACTCGGCAGCGCGCCGGGCTTCGGTAGCGTCCTTCCTGCGCTGGTCGAGTACGACCTTAGTCGAGGTTGCCTTCGCGCGGGCAGCGGACAGTTTCTTTTCAAGTTCCAGGATCTCGGCAGTAATCAGCCCGTGCTCTTCCTCGGCCACTTCTACCAGCGCGTCAGCTTCGAAGACGTCAGGGCGATCGCCAAGGGTCTGCTCAATCTCGGCCCGCTCTCGCTCGCGCTGTGCCCTCTGGCTGGCCTCACCCTGCACCTGGCGATGGTCGCCCACCGCATTCCTGTACTCTTCCTCTGCCTCATCCAAACTCAACTCCGATAGCTGAACCGGCTTCTGAGGATTCGCCACCGTGTAGCGCGCCTCAGCATTCGCGGCCTTGTCGCGGTAATCGCGCTTCAGCTTATGGAGATACCCACCCGTTCCCTTGATCAGCACGTCAACCGCAGCAACTGGATCAAGCTGCTTGAGGGCGTCGATCCCGCCAGGGTAGTTGACATCAACATAGTCATAAGCTTCAGCGTCGAATCGCGGCGTGTCTTCCTCGCTCTGTGCTGGATGCGTGAGGAAATATTCGATCATTTCGTCAGTAGTCTCCGCGCGCACCAGCTTCATTACGTGCTTCAGCCGCCACTCTTCAGCGGTGGCCGGGTCCAGCTTGCCAGGATCGACTACTAGCGCCGCGGTATTGATCGAACCCAGGGTGATGCGCGGCTGCTCGCCCTTTGGCCGCTTGTACTCATACACAAGGGCATCGTCCACGATCAGCTTCGCCACCTGCTCCCCGTCAGTGACGGACACCGGAATTCCGCCTCCGTTCGCATTGGCTATAAACGTCTGAAACGTGCTCTTTCCGACGCCGTTCCCCCCACAGAGAAAGTTCAGACCGGGCCATAACAGGTCTTCAAATTCACGGTTTGGACCTACGTTTTCCACTCGGATCTTCTTGGCGGTCTTCGCGGGATCCTCTTCGCGGACCTTCGCAAGCTTCAGCTCGCCGCCGTTGCTGCTCTTTGGTTTGGTTACTCTTGTTGCCATCGCTCTCTCCTTCTCGAAACCAAGGACCGCCGCCTATAGGTTCCTCCCGCGCTTCTGCGGGAGGGGTGAGTTCGTCGGGCGGCGGCCCTGACTTATCCCCCGACCTTCCGGCATTTCGCGAGAAGGCCGGGGTTCTTGCGCGTTAAGTGCTTCAGTCCTCGGGGAGTGTAATTTTGGCTCTTGGGCCGCACCCGCCTGTCGCACTACTGCGCGCAATTTCAATCTCGATCTCCGATCAGTTCGCCCGTCCGGCCGTACGGCATCAGAGCGCTTTCACCGCTCCGCGCCGAGCAGTACAGGCACCGGCCCTCAGCGTCCCACTTGCACTTGTGAGACCCGCCCTCGATGATGACGCGCGTCTGCTGTGCGTAACCCGCGATTCGCTCGACTTGTCGATCAACCTGAGTGCTCATCGTCTCTTTCTCGGCGGTCCGAACCGCTTCTCCGACCAGATCGTCAGCCCTACAGCCAACGCCAGGAGCGCGATCGTCGCGAGAGCCTTGAGAATGACTTCCAGCGTGGTCATAATCCCGGGTCCGCATCCGAGTGGCTCATATACTCGGCAATGTCGTCGTCTGCTCCAGCTGGCGGATCATTGCTGACAACTTGAATCTCCCACTCAGGAGCAGCGCCACCGCCGTCTGAATACCGGCCCGTCAGTGAAAGCGCCTCTCGGATGTCATCTGCCACGATCGGTTCCTGATCGAATTCGTTCTCGAACAGGAAGTCATCAAGTGAACAGGTCAGACCAACGTTCTCGCCCTGCGTGATTTGTATCGTTGGGTTGTAAGTCATAAACTCAGCTCCTCTCGCTTACCCTTTCCTGCCTCTCAATCTCGACCGCCGCCGCCTCTGTGAAGTAGCAGCCCTTCGCGTTGCGATGCGCCCACAACCAGCCTGAATACCGCGTGCGACCGTAGACCCAACCTCGCTCTTCAAGAAACTCTTTCATCGGTCCCTCAGAACCCCTCCCGCCGGCGCACTATCACGCGGAGCTCTCGAACTTCACCGGCGAGAGGGATATGTCACTACCTCACCGCATAGAGCGGAGACTGTGCGCTCTCCTCGAGCACGACCTTGCACTCACCTGTGCATTCACCCTTCAACGTCAACACCTCAACGTGGCGAGCAACCTGAGCGCGTACCCAAAGGGTCTTGCGCTTGCCCTGGTGAACCGTGCGAAGGCATTTCGTGCCGTATCCGCCCGTGTAGAGCGTTTCGCACTTACCTTCCAGTCCGAGCATCTCGATGACTTCGTCCTTGGTGCAGAATCTGTGGTCGGCGTTCATCGTGAGTACCTCCTACCGCAACGTCTCGGCCGTGCTGTAAATCACCGCCGCCACTTCAACGTCACGCTCTTCGACTCCGACAACCTCGAGCGCCTCACGCACGCTGTTGTACTCGCGGAAGTCCGCCCAGGCCTGCCGCAGATCGCGTTCCAGCTTGCGCTGTCGGGCATCATCGCGGACAACCCGCTCAGCTAGCTCCGGCCGCATCCCGTTCGCAATCAACCTCTGACTCTGTGCGGCCACCTGGTTGACGTTTGCGATGCCTCGCTCAAGTTCTTGTAGAAAACTGGTCACGCTGTCACCTCTTTGGTCTGATTGTCACCGGTTTGCCCTTCGGGTTTTTCAACCAAAGGGAGGTATCCTGAGGCCCAGCGCAGGATGTAAAAAATCGCATCCTCGTGGCGTTGATAACCTCTGGATGTCGTAAAGGCGGTGACATAACTATGAACATCTCCCGGCGCTTTCACGCGCCCCGTTCCAATCCGCAGGGACCGTTCTCGCTTCTGACTTTGGGGATTCGTCACGTTCCACTCTCACTCTCAGTCACCCCAGGTTCGATCTGTAGAATTACGCCGCCGATCGCAAGGCGGCCTGTGCTGCAGCCTCTTTCGCCACTGAAGCCGGAACAAACAACGTCCCGTACCCGTCACACCTTCCGCAGCGGCACTCCTGGTGATTCGTATCCATTCCCTTGCCGCTACCGTCGCAGTCCCGACAGGTCACCGCCACCATTAATTCGTTCATCGTTTTGCTTCTTTCAGCCGGGCCCCGGCGGCTCGAAGTCGAGGCCCGGCGTCGCGCGGGAGAGATATGAGAACCCGCGCTACTCAGAAGCCGGCGAATGCGTCGCCGACAAAGGGCTTTGGTTTCGGCACCGGGCACAGCAGGGAGATCGCCTCCATATGCTTGCAGGGCTCGCCGAGATAGGACTTGCGATTGATCCAGTCGCCACAGCTGCAGGAGTATGGCGTTACCACGTAGCTCTTCGTCCCGTCAGCAGAGTCGACCGTGAAGACATCGCCGTCGCGCCTGGCCGTAGCCGCGATCGCGGCCAGCTGCTCGTCCGTGGGTTGGTTGGCAGCCCGACGTATCCGCTCCAACGAAGGCGTCTTGACAGCCTCCAGTGCGCGGCCCGTGCGGATCGTCTCCCGGGCGAGGTCAGCAGCTTTCTGCTTGGAGATTCGGGCGCTCATTTAGACCGCCTCCCTCAGATCGTCAGCTTTGGATTCTTCGGGGATCAGGCCGTACCGCTCCTCGAGGATCCGTACCAGCTGAGCCTGCCTGCTTCGCCGATCCTTTACGGCCTCCGCGCGAAGCGCCTCCTCGACGGGCGCAGGGACCTTAATCAACATCGAAACAACTCGCTCTTCGTTTTCCATCGCGAATCCTTTTCCCGTAGAAATCTATCCAAAAGACAACGCGAATATATACTCGATATATACCAATGTCAAGAGAAAAGTTATAGAATTATATATCTTTCTTGCAACTTCCCGTTGTGAAAGAGGATACGGATGAATATAGCTTGTATATATCCGCGAGATATGTTATTGAGGGTGCGAGTATGGCAAAAGAGCCAGTTGGAAAGCTAATAAAGCTCTCGGAGGCTACTTGGAACGCCCTCGCCGCCGATGCTGAGCGCTGTAAGCGTAGTTCAACCAAGCAGTTAGAGGCGATCCTGACTGCCTACTACGGGCTGGACAATGTCGAACTGAGCGAGGTTGCGGCTATTAGGGAGACCGTAAGTCCGTACTTGGCAAAGGCTGAGCAGTCGGGAGGTGGAAAGGATCCGCGGAAAGGCCGGGCGTTCCTCGAACGCGTGCTCCAGCAGATGGCAGAAGAAGAATCGCCTGAGGAAGTGGCGGAAGCGGAGGGATCCGAAGATACACAGAAAAGGAACCGTAAGACGGGCAACGGCTAACAGGCGGTGCTATGGAGGCACGCTGGTAGCGTTGGCGCACTAAGGCAGGGTTGAGGCAGGCACACGTCCACTAACTAACCAGCTCTTCGGGGATGGAGGGCTCGGTCCTAACGTTGATCAGGCACGGAAGCGCAGTCGCATCCAAACCAATAGGAGCGTGATGGCCACCACCATCAGACCCTTACTCTCTAGGCTATCTATCGTCTTGGGTCGTTCTGTAACTAAGCCTATACCCGGTGCTTCGCCATCATCGCAGAGGCAAGGGCCGCCTACGAAACAAGGCGAGCAGTAATCAGAGCGATTGCCGACTAATACATGCCCGGCCTGAGCGGGCGCCGTCGCGAGTGGAAGAGCGAAGAGGCCGCAAATGCAAACCACGAAAAGCACTCGTTTCATATCTCACCTCGTTGCTGCCGAGATAAAGCAGCGGATCCGGTCGCTGACGCTAAGAGCAGAACAGGCTCGAAGCGTCCGCAACTTTGTTGAAGTCGGTTCGATAGCTCACAGTTTGCGAGAACTTCCTCTCCCGCGGGAACTGGAAGGCATCGCGTCGTATTACCAGGCCTGTGCCGACAGAGGCGACAACGGAGGACCTGAAATCCTTGCTGCATTAACTGAATCGCCCCTGCCGAATCTGCGCGCGCGTGCGCACCTGGCGCTTGGGACGAATGCGCTTACCGTCGCCGACCTCTCGCTTGCCGGCAGCTACTATAAGAGAGCACGCGCGGAATTCGTTCGGTGCTGCACGCCGGACTTGATTGGCGTTCTACATCTATCCCAGATGGAGGCCGTTGTGACTGCCCAGTCGGGAGATCATTCCCGGGCATTGAACGATCTTCAAGGACTCTGGGGCCTTGCGCGAGTAGTAATGCGCTCTCTACCGCCAGTAGGTTATGGCGTGATGAACTCGATTGCAACCGAGTTGGGTGCCAACGGACAACGGGAGTTTGCTTTGGCTCTCATTACGACCGTGACGGCATCTCCGTTCGTCCGGATCTATCCAGAATGGCTGGATACTCGAGACGAGATCGCTCAATCGGATAGAGATCGACGCTATTTTCCAGGAGGGGAGGCGGAGCCAGACACAAGTCAGGTGTTCGAGCTCGCGGGGTATTACGAACGACGTGCAAGGGAGCGAGAGCAGGAGATCGACAGTATTCGGAGCCAAATAATCGCGTCGGTTGCCAAAGAGAAGAACCTAGACCCGAAGTCAGGTAAGGAAATTCTTGGCATCATCAAGAGAGCCGGGAGTGGCCGGGTTGTGGACCTCGAGGCCGCGAGGTCGTTCCTCGCTAACCTAGCAACGAAGAATCGTCGGCAATCGGAAGGATAGGTTCTAACGGAGGTGGGGCATGAACCCGTGGGAGATCCTGAGATTCGGACGGAGCTCGCCAGCGGAAACCTAATGAACAAGAACCAACGCATAGCCCTCCTTGCTAGTGTCTTTGTCGTCGTCACAATGCTGATCTTCCCGCCATGGACAGGATCCGCCTTTCCCGACGGCGCAAAGCGTAGCGACACAGTACCGCGGGTAGAGCGGTTCGCGGGCTATTATTTTATTCTAACGCCCCCAATGCCTGCCGACGTGAACCGCTTCAATAGCCTGTTCGGTCAGTCAATCTCGTGGGGCGATGCGGATCAATTACAGCGCCGGGCCATCGAATACCGGCTCGACACGGCGAGGCTCTATGCTCAGTGGGCATGTGTGGTTCTCGTGGCGACCGGACTTATCCTGTTCTTCAAGACGCAATGAAACAAGAGCACATAGGCAGAGCCATCCTCAGAAGTCTGCGAACCTCGCTAATCGTGGTTGCAGTCGTTGGCGCGCTCGGCTGGATAGCCATCGACTGGTGCTGGAAGAACGTCAAGATCACAAAGGATACGCGTTACGCGAAAGGGACAATCACGGGAATGACGCTGGATTCCGCCGAAGACGATCGAGGCCGGGGCGGGTACTTTTACATCGTCCGATACGAATTCCGAACGCCGTCGGGTGACGTTTACGACGGCACGGATACCGAGCCCGACAGCACCTCTCTTGAAGTTGGCGGCCCAATCGAGGTCGAATATTCGCATTCTGATCCGGCCACCAACCGCGAGCGAGCCGAGCCAAGAAGCGCCTTCTTCGCGTGGGCCTACCTCATTGTCGCGATTGGACTGCTCGCGTGGGCCCTGGTCCATCTCGCGCGAGATTTTCTCAAGGATGTCGCGCAAATTAAGTGGAAGGTCGACTTTGAAAGGCGGATGGAGGAGCGTCTCCAGAGTGAGAGCGAGCCCCCCTCCTGAAGCTCACCAAAGAAGCGGAGAAGAAGGCAAAGAAGTAGCCCGCGGCGAACCCGAAGCGAGAGCAAGGAGGAGAATGAATCTACCGCCGAATGCAAACGTAGCGACTGAAATATGTCAATGGTGCAAAGGATCAGGAAAAGACCGAGACCAGGAGTATTGCAACGCCTGCGGCGGGGTTGGCAGCGTTGTAATCGTTCAGCCGAGCAGGAAATGCGCAAACTGTTCAGGAACCGGAATTGATCAGAACTCTACACTGGACAGCTGTCGATGCGCTCTGTGCCATGGGGCGGGCTGGGCTCACAAAGTGTAGGAGCCTCCTCGGCCTCGACCGCCATAGGGGCCAGCATTAAGGCAACATGGCCAAACCCAACGCGAGATGCCTTCAGAACCGTGACAGCAATCTCCGCCGCAGCGGTCTGATCGGCGATGCTAAACCCTGATGACTCGCAGTGCTCCAATATGCGATGCGCCAGAAATAGATGAGAGCGTATTCGCATCTCGGCCGGCTCGGATAGGGGAGGCGTTGGCTCGTTAATCATAGGTCCAATTATACAGGCGATGTCAATGGGGAGCCTGACTCCTCGCGGCGAGCCTTGGAGATGCAAGTTGGGAAAAGGAGGAACGTGACTATGACGGAAGACGAAGTGTTAGCGATCCTAAGAAAAGAGATTAAGGAGATCGCAAAAGCGGCAGCTATCAAGGAGGGCTCGATGAACTACGCAGAAGGGAAAGGCGCCACAAGTCCTAAGACTCTCGACGCGATAGTTAGGGCAGTTGAAGAACGAGAGCGATCGAAACCGTAAATGGAACGGGCCGAACTATCCATCGACGGAGACACCGCCTTTGCGCTCCTCGGCGAGGACTTGCAGGTCGGCGAAGCTGAATACGTGGTGATTGATGACGCCTTCCGCGCGAGCCACCCAGGTCTCTCACAACGCGAGCTCGAGTGGGCGGCCGGCAAAGAAGCATTCGAGAAGCTGAAGGCTCGACTCGGTCGACCGCTTTCGTTCGTCTGGCGATCGCCAGCAGAAAGAAGGACCTGGTGAGGGAGAGCTATTCAGTAGGAGAACCGCCGCCGTCGACGAAGCCCCGGTGAAAGCAGCGCAAGCTTCTTGTCCCGATCGCTGTCTTCGGCAAAGCGCCACTTGATCTTGTATTGCTCGTAGATCTCTTCTTCCCAGTGGTCATCGTCGCCGATTTGGACAACGGGCGAGCCGGCAAGCTGGTTGGCAAGGTATACCAAAGCGAATACCGCATCTTCAGCGCGGTCGTTGAGTAGCTCGATTTCGACGAGGAGTTTATCGGCCATGATTAAGATCTCTTTAACCAGCTTCATTGATGTTGTCACGAGCTCTGGTTCGCCGAAGCTAACGAAGATCCTAGAGCTGAAAAACCGTGGCGACTATCATCCGGTGATGGACTATTGGGGACCCCTGCGCGAACACATCGTGAAATACCACAAAGTAGGCGAAGGCGACAAGCGCTACCTCGACGGTCTGATCCCAACCCTCGATAAGCCGAGCAAGCAAGCCAACTGCCGGAACCTGATCACGAACTATAAGCGTTTTCTTGGACGAAAAGCCATTGAAACACTTGTCCCGCCGACCGCCACCTGGCGATATGAGAGTTTGGCCGTCAGGATTAATCCTGAAGTCTACCTCTCGATGGACGGCGTCCGGCATATTATTAAGCTCTATTTCAAAGCAAGACCGCTATCGGTTTCACAGGTCGGACTCATCCACCTGTTGATGACGATGACCCTCTCTCAGAAGCTGGAAGCTCCTGTCACCTATACTGTTTACGACGCTCATCACAACCGGCCCTACTCAACGACCAACTCGAGCAATAGGCTCCTGCCGCTGCTATACGGCGAAGCCGACGGATTAATCAGCACTTGGAACAGGCTTCCCGAACCTCCCGAATAAACATGGCTCAAGTCGAAAAGCGCAAAAAGGGATTCTACCGCATCACGGTCTGGCTTCCTCGTACACCAGGAAGTAGCAAGCGCAATTACGAGCGCGAGTACTTCAAGGGAAAGCTGGAGGACGCCAAAACTCGCGGCCGCGAGATGGAGGAGGAGTGCAAATCAGGCATCGTGCAGCGATCGCGCTCGATGACGGTCGATCAGTTCCTCGACCAGTGGCTGAAGATTGCAGTGAAGCCGCGCGTGGCCGCCAGGACCCACAATGACTACGAGACGCTTCTCAAGCGATATGTTCGACCTCAACTCGGGGAGTTGAAGCTGTCGGCGCTCGAGCCTCTTCAGATTCAGCAAGTTTATACTTCGATGCAGGAGAAGAAGCTTTCTCCTCGGACAGTACGATATGTCCACACTGTTTTGAACGACGCATTGAAGCAGGCGATCCGTTGGCGAATTCTGAAGTACAATCCCGCGGAAGGCGCCGACCTGCCAAAACGAAAGCGGACCGTCATACACCCTCTGACCGAGGAACAAGTGCCGATCTTCCTAGAGGCCGCAAAGCAGGGTGAATACTACTGCCTGTTTCTCGTGGCCCTCACAACAGGGATGCGGCCAGAGGAATACCTCGCGCTGGCTTGGCCAAACATTGACTTCAAGGCGCGGACAGTGAGGGTGTCGAGAGCTCTCGTCTGGGAGAGGAAAGGAAAGGGCTGGAGCTTTGGTGAACCAAAGACCCAGAAAGGGAGACGGACTATCCCGCTGCCGGCTGAGACCGTCCAGGCGCTCCTCGATCACCAGCGCGAGCAAAAGAAAATCAGATTCAAGGCTGGGACAAAATGGAAAGATTATGACTTGGTTTTTACTACGTCCGAAGGCGGCCCGATTGACCCTGACAATTTAGCCTCTCGGCATTTCAAGCCTGCGATCATACTGGCGGAGCTCCCGACAACGACAAGATTGTACGATTGTCGACACTCATGGGTAACTCTCTCACTGGCGGCTGGCGTATCTCCGAAGACGGTGAGTGAGTGGGCTGGCCACGCCTCTGTAGCCTTTACACTGGACACCTATGCGCACCTCATACCCTCAATGGAACGCGCCGGCGCCGCCCAGATCCAGAAGATGTTCACGGCGATTTTGAAGCCCCAAAAGAGCACCTCCAAGACTGTTGGCACCCCTTTGAGAACCCCTAAAGAGAGGGGACGAGCTGGAAGTAGTTGAAATTGAAGGGCGAGCACCGGGGCTTGAACCCGGGACCTCCTGATCCACAGTCTCCTTTGTGGCAGTGCCCTATAGTAGCGTCAAGCGTCGGCAGCCCGTGAAGACCCGAGATAGCCGAGCATTGCAAGCCCGGTCATCCCTCAATAGTTGAGGCATACCCAGATAGCCCGAATGCGCCTGCACCCCTATCAGCACCCCATGAGACCGGCAATGCAAATCGCCATGTCCTTAACAGTCGACAGGTACTTTTCCACGCCACTCTATTCTTGTAAGTCAGCGTGTGCGCTTTCTGGATTTGGGCTTAACATCGTCGAGGCTGGCTGTGGGATCTAGTGTCTCGGCGATCGGAGACTCGTTCTTCACCAGTTCGATCTCGCTTAAGCAATCCGCCTTGCTGTTATGGGCTGATGATGACTCTGCGACGGCCTCCCCGCTGGGCCCTCTGAAGCGCCACCGGTATTGCTTCTGTCGGTCTTTATAAACTTCAAACCTAGCGACTGGCTTTTGTTGTGGATGTTCCGACTTTGCCATTCCCACGACGTACAGTATCACGAAACGGTATCGACAGCATTGCGCTCTTCCAAATCTGTCCTCTGTCTTTTGCCGATCTCAAATCCCGCGAGGTAGGCAGCGAACGCCGCGTCGGAGAGAAACCACTCGCGGGTATAGTGGACGTCGTCCTGGTGGCGCCCGGCGCTGAGACCGGCCGTGAAGCTCCCGCGCTGGTCCTGGTGCTCGGGGGGAATGGGCGTGGCTGGATAGCTTCTGCGCATCTCGACTGAAAGCGTATTTCACGATGCGAAAATGATCGGCTGCGCTTGCTCCGCGCGGACGGGTAGAGTATAAGCAGCTTGTTCGAGAATGGAAAGAGTGACAAAACAACAGAGGCCATGAGCGGCAACTCACGGCCTCGCTGCTACTATTCCATTATTCCTAAATCCTGCTTGCACGCTGCTGACGACGGTGTGTGCTGGCGGCTCGCTATTTGTATATCACGCGAGGTGGACTAATGGCAAGAATCACGGTGACGATACAGGGCTCTCCGCAGGATAATGGACGCGTTCGCTTGTCAGACTTTATCAAGCAGCTTGAAGCCGTAAAATCCTCTCTCAGGCAAACTGAGCGTCTCGTCGCTGAGCACGCCGACCCTGCACTCCACTATCACATAGTGGAGCTCACATATTCGAGTCCGGCGACGGTTGTCATTGAGCCAGTAGCCATTTCCCCGCAGGCCGTTGGTCTGGGTGCTAAGACAGTCAAGCAATATGTCACCAATTTACGCCAAGTGGCCCGTGGCCGCCGGCCCACCCATGCTGATCTGCCCGCGCTCCAGTCCTATCAAAGCCTGACCTCGATGCTCAAGCAACATGTCGGGAAGGTCACGATCAAGGATGCTCGGACGAAGCCGGTTGTTATTGATAACAAGTTCACCAGCAGGATAGCGAAGATCATCGGGCCCGACGAGTTAGCAGAGGGCTCGATGTGTGGCACTTTGGAGTGGCTGAACATTCATCGCAACATAAACTGCTTTCATATCTACCCGACGGTTGGCCCTGATAGGATTGACTGTTATTTCGGGAGTGACCTCAAGCCGCAGGTGATTTCCGCTGTGGATAAGTATGTCGAGGTATCCGGAACACTTCGATATAAGCATCTAGAAAAGTTTGCTTACGCGATGAACGTGTCGCGAATCGAGCCGTTGCCACCGGAGAGTGAATTGCCAACGCTCTTTGATCTTAGGGGGATCGCGCCGAATGCTACAGGCGATCTCTCGGCCGCGGATTTTGTTCGAACATTGCGAGATGAAAGCCGATAAGGAAATAGTCTATTGGGACGCGTGCATTTTCTTGGCGTGGCTCTCGGATGAGTCTTGCGATCCGGGTGTAATGGAAGGGATCGAGGATACCGTCCGTCGCGTAAACGACAACGAGGTCGTTTTGGTTACTTCGATTATGACTCAGACTGAGGTATTGGAATCGAGGATGACACCCGAGGCCCAGGCTAAGTTCGAGAATGTCTTTAAGCGGAAAAATGTCGTTTGGATCAATCACGATACGCGAGTCGGAAGGCTGAGCCATGATATTCGAAGCTACTACGATCAGCGCGCGATCAAGATATCATCTCCTGACAGCGTTCACCTTGCGAGTGCATTGCTTTACGATGTAGATGTTTTCTACACCCTCGATGGTAGCGGTAAAAAGAAACGCGGGCATCTGTTACCCCTGGACGGCAATGTTGCTGGACGCAAACTAAAAATCGCCAAGCCGTATAAGAGTCAATTGAGCTTGAAACTGGTCCCGATGGACCCTCCGCCAGCCGCTCCGGTCGAGACCAAAGATCCTCCGGCTACGAAAGAGAGAAAGAAGGGTAAGACTCGATAATACCGCGGGACCGATCGGAAGGGAGCTCTGCTGCCAATGACGGAAGAGGAAGCGCGCGTGCTGCAGAAGTGGAAGCGGAGGGCGAAGGCGTTCAAAGACGCTTATCACGAGGCGGAAAATAGAGCGCTCGATCTGGAGCTCGAGCTCGCACTGAAGACGCAGTCGCTGGAGACCAGAATCGTCGAGCTCGAGGCGAAGCGGAATTGAAAAAGGGGAGGCTCTCACCTCCCCGCGTTCTCACACAGAGAACCCCCGTTTTGCGTAGCGGTATTATCTGCCTACCTTCCGCCTTGCGTGACAGCTCTCTGAGCTCCGCCTTTCTTTGCAGTTGCCATAGTGGGTACTTCTCCTTTCAACAAAATGCGGCCGACAATCCCGGGCCGAGCGGGAATCTGTTAGCCCTTCTTCTTATCGAGTTTGTGCTGTTGCGTTCTCCTGTGTGTGGGTAGGGTTAACCGATTACGCGAATGGTCCCGGCTCGTCTTCTTCGACCGGATAGGCCAGCACCAAAATATCCCTGACCGGCTCAAGGTAAGGCCGGAGCTTGCCTCCGCCGTATTTGGTCAACAGAGATGCTATGAGCGGAGCCAGCATCGGCAAGAAGAGATTTTTGAACAACGTTAGGACAGCACTTGAGGTTCCCGGTGCCGCCGCTGTTATCTTCGGGGCCAGCTTTGCCAGCTTCGGTTCAGCCCTCGCCGCGGCCGCTTCAATCGACGCATGTACTTGATGCTTGCTCATTTAGATCCTCCTAGTTTCTCTATTAGTTGCTCCAGCCTTGCCACTCTTCCCTGGATAGCCTCTGCAAAGCCCCCGCTGTGCGCCTGATCGAGTGCGCTCATTTCCTTCAACGTTTCTTGAAAGTCGCCCAGGGTGTCCAGGATCTCCGGCATTAGGCTGTCCGAGCCCACATATTGAGAGAACTCCGCGACCATCGCCCCGTCTTTACTCTCCAGCGGATCACCGCGGGGACGTTGGTGCATCTCGACGGGGATAGGACGATCAGCCGAATGCTTCCTGATCGTCAACGTAATCGGCTTGCCTTTACTCAAAACTCTCTCCTGTTGATTGCATTGAATACAGCCTTCACCCGCGCCTGTCGTGCGAGAAAGATGCGGCGTCGCTCCCGGCGCTCACGTCGCCTCTGTAGCCAGTCAGTGAAGCGAGAGGGTAGATCGGTTAGCAGATTCCAGAGGCTTTCCTTGGCGATCGCCAGAGACGCCACGAGCCACATCCCGATTAGCCCAAGAATGATGTAGAGGATTACTTCAGCCATACATTAGGGCTTAGGCTCGACGGGCGTTACCGTGACATTTACTTCCTGTCCCACCGGATGCTCCAGCACATCCTTGATTGCTTCCTCTGCCACCTGTGTGCGCTTCCCGTACTTACTCAGGCTTACAGCAAGCCAGCCGAGAGTCGCCTCAACGTTGTCGTAGAAGCCCCAGAATGAGCTTTCCGGTTTGATCCATATCGCCAGCCCGTCTCTCCCCCAATGTAACGCCACGCGAGAAAGAGACGCCGCAAATGAGGCCCACACGATCCAATCAATCACACGTTCTACATCTATGGTCATTTGTTCCTTGTTCGATGTTGGGAAAATTACCGGGCCGTAGAGAGCGACCCGGATTGGCATACCTTGAAAATAAGTTGCGAACTTGTCACGCAATCAGCGTGCTCACCAGCCGAACTTTGGCTCGGTTTATGATGACTGGATTAAGGGGAACAGTTGGAGACCGGCCGACCGTCATTGATAAGTCTTGAGACCGGCTTGTCGCAGGGATTCGAAGTCGGCTTGACGTGTCCGAGCGCGAGCTCCACGGCCTCCGAGATGGCTCGCAAGTCGTCGGCAGTCGAAGCGTTGCTGTCGCGCCTGTCGGCGACATCAGCAGCGAGGATTACCTTGATGATCTTGCCGTTGTGCTGGATCTCAACCTGCCGAGTTGGCACCGTGGTCTGGCCGAACGCGCCGACATAGATGACGAGTAGAATCAGAAAGTGTTTCATGGTTCTTCCTGTGGTTGCCTTTTCTCAGGGATAGGCTCAGACGGGCCAAAGTGTTGGGCGAGGGCAGCCGCGATTTCCACCGTCTCTTCCCGTGTCAGAGTACGGTTGTCCTGCGAGAGATTCCGATACATCCGCCGCCCTGTCTCTTTTTTTATGATCAAGCAAATAGTCGCCGCGGCCATAGTTTCGTCAGATTCCGAAGATTACCCGCAGCCCAATCGAGAAGACCATCAGGCCGACACCGAAACCTCTGTCCCATCCCCACGGCTCTCGAAACCAGCCGTAGAAAGTGCTGACAATCCAGAAGGCGGCTCCAGCGATGAAGAGAATCACCGATATGTCAGGGACACCGGAAGCACCAGTAAATAGCGTTAACATAATGTTTCTCCTTTTACCTACGGACTAGGGTTAGTAGCGTAATCCCAATTGCCAGCAGGGTTCCCAGAGCCCCGATCGTGGCCAGCAAGTAGCCCCACCCAGCAGTAAGCCCACCGCTTCTACCTTGTTGAGCAGCGACGTAGGCAACGACTGGATTTAACGTCGCCTCAAGTTCTTTGACTACACTCTTCACATCGTCTTTGGTCGCATACAACAGCCGCTCGCTGTTGATCTGTTCACGCAGTTCATTCATGCTGCGGTCTTTGTAGTCGCGAATAGTGCGGTCAAGTTCAAGTGCATCCCTGCTTGCTTGCTTCTCAATCTTGAGGGCTTTTTCCTGTTCAAGGTTGGTTTCCGCATAGCGCCGGTCACTCTCCGCGTAACGACGATCTCGCTCATCGTAGATTCGATCATAGAGAGCCGCTATTTCGCGCCTGTGCTCCTCACGTATTCTGTCCACGTCCAGGAAGTGTTGGCGAAGCGTGTCGGTCGTCCAAGACGACTCGGATCTTGCTGTTTCACCGCTCATTGAAAGGTAGGCGGGGCACCGGACCAAGATCCGATGTCCCGCTTTGGCGCGGCCTAAGTAGTGGGCCGTTCTGGCAGGGTGTCGTCGATCGACTGAAGCTTCGCAGCGATCGCGTTGGCCTTCGCCAGCGAGTCGGTGACATCGCCGCCGGCCGCGATCTGTGCCGCGAGATCAGCAAGGTGCGCCGCGAGATCATCCCCGAGTTTGGTTATCTCGGTGGAGACCGCGTCAAGCGCTGCGTTGAGTTCTTCCTTTGTAGCCATAGTACGTTGAACCTCCTTGAGTATTTTTAGAGTGCGGGTTTGTTGGTTAACGATCCTGTCGAGCTTGCAGAGGTGTGATTGAATCTCGTCAAGTCGTTCGATTACGTGACGTAGAGTGTGCCGCTGTCTCATTTCGGTGCCTTCTTGCGCTGTCGTGTCTTGTTCATTCGAACGATTGCCGCTGCCTTGTCGAAGGCTTCGATGTCCGGATTCCGTTTCTTTCGCCGCTTGCGCTTGTCGCGTTTGCGACCTCGGTTCTTCATCGGTTAGTGGGCAAGGCTTAGCTGGTATTTGCCCAAGAGGTGGGTTGCCGAGAATACCGACGCGGGCGCAGTTTCCGTGAATGCAGCAAGAGCGTTGATCACGCTCGCCTCGTCGGTGAGCAGCGCCCCGTTGATTTTGTTCACGACGTCCCCGGCGTTGATGCCCAGGGTGCCCAGGAGGTCTGGCGTGTGGATCTTCAATCCTTGCCCGGAAATCAGCTTCCCGCTGAACCACGAGGCCTTGTCGCCACTGTCGATCAAGAAGGCGTAGTAGCAGGTATCCTGAGCTTGTTCGTCGCAGCTAGTCTGTTGTGACGTTCCGCCGCAGGCCTGAACATTGGATTCCCACTTTGTGTTGTCTGGTCCGCTGCAAGCCATTAGTCTGGCCTCCTCATTTCTGGGATATTGGGCGCGCGCATTGACGAATAGAGGGGAAGCGTCGGCCTTGCGATCATCTCGTCGTCTCGGTTTCGCGCCCCCGGTCCGGGGCCCGGATTTTTTGGAGCAGGGATCGCCTTTGGCTTCCCCTTCGTACCGCCCTTCGTGGGCACCGTTGTTGGCTTCAAGAGAAGATCCTTCAACTCGGCGATATCCTTTTTCAGTCCCTCAATTTCCTGTTTCGCTGTCGTCTCGCTTTTCGCCAGTTCCTTATCGACGGGCGTAGGCGTGCGATTGATGTAGACGTTGAAGACCACTGAGAGGAGCAGCACGAGGGCCCCGCTAATGAGCGGGATCTTCAAACGGAACCAGGTCCCGTCGCGCTTGTCGGTCTTCTTTTCTTCCTTCTCGCGCTGGATCTCGGCTTCCCGTTCGGCACGCGCTGTCTGCATATGCTCAAGCGTTTGCTCCATACGATCGATGCGCCCGTCCATCTCGTACAGCCCCGGTGCGCCGTTGCCCTCTTTGACGTGCTGGAGAGCCAGTCCAAACTCTCGGTGCAAATTGTCGAAGAGCCGCCGCAGCTCCCCGAGCAACTCGGCTTTCTGATTCGCCAGGTCGAGGCGCGATGCGAAGCTATCGGTGAGGGCCATCATCAGGCGGTCTTCTCGCTCTTTTTGATCCATCTCGGACTCCCCCAGGTATTCCGCGATCATCGGTCGGAGGTCGGCAAATACCGACTCTGCAACTGCGCAATGTGTCATTGGTTCCATTCCTCCTGCGCCTAAGTTCGTGGTGTGGAAGTCCTACCCACACACTCCGGGGACAATTAGAGGAATGGGCGTGACTGGTGGTTGACCTGATTGAGGCGGTCGTGATTTGATCCCAGCCGTCTTTCGCCCCGTGGTCACTACACGTGGCGTCAGATGGCCAGTCGTGGAATGCGCAAGTGTTCTGCGGCTGGTCCCCTTAAAGCTTTATCCGCCGGGCTTCTTACCCATACCGCCGAAGCCCAACGCCATACTGCCGGCACCTTGCGCCAAGCCGCTGAGTGCTGGAATGAGCCCGCCTTGCTGCTGTTGATAAAACTGAGATAGCCAGCCTTTGAGTGACTGGCTCAGTGCGTCGAGCTTGAGCCCCTGTTGAGCAATCTTGTTCTGCTGCCCCTGCTGGTAAGTATTCGAGAACGAAGCGTGCAGCTGTGGAATCATAGAACTCATAGCCTGCCCTTCAGAATCCCGCGCTCGCTCTTCGTTCAACTGCTGGACTCGCTGCGCAAGAATCGGATTGTCAGCACCGAACTTTGCCCCGACTCCCATTCCGGCTTCACGCGAACCTTCACGGACACTTGTGGCGTAGGCATCTCGGATCGGCGCGAAGTAGCCAGAGAGAGTAGGATCCGAATCGTATTCGCCGCGATCGAGCGCCTTCAAACCGCGCTTCGCGCTCTTGGCCGCGTACCCGGTGTTGTTAGGGTTGATGCTGTCCGCGTACTCACCGATCTTGTCAGCTCGTTCCCCAACGCCGCCGTATGTTTTTGTTTCGGTTCCTCCGAAAAGCTTCGTCCAGATCGACACGCCTCACCTCCTATTGCTGCATCAGCGCTTCGCGCACAGCTCGCCCGATAGTCCGCGATGGTTTGCGCTTCTCTTGTGGCTCCGCACCCTTTGGCCCGAGCTTTTCAGGAACAGCCTTCGCCTCAGCCATCGCCTTCGTAGCTGTTCGATTCATTGCGTCAATGATTCGATCCTTTGTCGGCACGTCCGTTGCCGCGTCGCGCTGCTTCTTCAGTTCGCTCAAAACCGTTGCTGCTTTGTTCAGGACACCGTGAGCCTTCGCGTCACCCTGAGTCTGCCCCTCAGGGCTCTTCGCCTTTTGTCCAGTGAGATCAAGTTCGCGGTAGAACTGCTGCACTTCAGGAGTGCCCTTGTAGGTTCCCAGACCGAACCCGGCGAACGCAGGAGCAGCTTTCGCAACTCCGACCCATCCGTCTTCCGTGGCAGCGTCTATCAGGTCGTTTGCGATCATTGGGACGACCATCTGGATGAGCTGGTTCTGATCCAAGAATGCCGACGCTCCCTTCTGTTGTGGCATCCCAAGAGTTACCTGCTTGCCGCGCATGTCCGTTCCGGCGATCAGATTCACGACGGCCCCAGGTACCGGCGCCAACTTCGAGCGCCCGAACTGCTTCAGGACCTCGAAGAACTTGTCATTGTCCGCCTGTGGCGCACCCACTATCGTGCTCTCAATCGCACGCCCCATTCGAAACATTTGGCGCACGAATCCACCCATCCCGCCGGTCAGATCGACATGCGTCTTTCCGAAGACTGCCTTGCCGAAGTCCGCGTCATCGGGATCAGACGTGACTTTCGCGCCCATCGCGGCAGCCCCGCCGAATATCGCGGCGAACGCCGCCATCGATCGGAGGGCTTCAGTGGCCGCAATGCGGCGCATCACCGGGTCATAGTGGATGTATCTGAGTGGATTGTAGACATCGTTGATCAACTGCACGCGCGACACCTGGAGCCGCCCGCTGAAGAGAAGATGATTCGCAGCGTTCGCATAGGTCTTTAGATTCTTCCCAAGATTTCCTCGACCAGTTGCAGAATTCACCAGGTGAGCTGCCTGTTTGAAGAACTCCGGGTGACTCTCGAACGTGTAGCCCTTGAGTCGGCCGGCGTCTGCATACTTGCTGAACATCGAGATCCGTTGCTGATTCATTGCGAGGTTATAGGCTTGCTCTGATTTTCGAACGTGCCATAGTCTCGCAGCTATTTCGCTCTGAAACGCCTCTTCGGACGCGTACCGTGGATCCACTTCAGTTGAAAGCCCGACGGTATCCAGTCCCGCCTGGCGACCCAACTCAAAGTCAGGATGCTGCTGCAATTCTTGCTGAGCCTTCGCGAATCCCTCTCGACTGAGGCGATATCCTTCAATCGTGCGGCCTTCACGCAGGGTCTTAATCGGGTGAGTGACCAGATAGAACAATCCCTGCCTGCCGAGTGGGGCATCGATCGATGCCTTCAGCGCGCGTGGAGCTGACTGCATTTCGTGTAAGACTCGGCCAGCCGTCGAGCGACTCAGCCGTTGGAACTCTCGCGCCTGCGCCGCACGCGCTTCAAACGATTCCCGCTCGGCTTGAGCCTTCTGAATTCGAAGACCCATTACTTGAGAGTCGGTCATTGCGCCAGCTTCGCCTTTCGTCAAACTGGCGATCTTCGCAGCTTCTCGCGCGGCACTCTTGGCATCCTCCATCCGCTGAAAGGCCTGCTTGAATATCTGCCCCTTATTCTTCTTGTTAACCAAATCTGGGAACTGCTGCTTGAGATCGTGGTAGAACTTGGACGTTGGTAGTACTCGACTCCGCGGCGGACCGCCTGGCTTCTCCGGAAGCAGCATCCCCGTCGCAACGTGCACCAGATCCTCGAGAGTCTGCGGACTATCGGGAGCTGCAGTTGCAAGTCGCTCCTTGGCAGCTGCAGCGCTATCTCGAATCGGGGTATCCCAGAGCCTCGAAGTCCGTTCCGCCTCTCTTTGGGCACCGACGCTCTCACGGTAACCTTTCTGCTGAGCCTTGTTTGCTTCACGAGCTGTCTTACGAGCTTCCTGGAGCCTCTGGCGCGCTTCTTCGGCTTGCGAGCGAGCTTCGGCTTGTTTGGCTTCTCCAGCTGCTTTCGCGGCTTCCTGGGCCTTCTGTCTTATCGCCTTCTTTTCCTGTCGGGTCTGAGCGCGTTCCGCTTCACGGATCTTCTGACGAATCTCTTGAACCGCTTCCTGCTCTTTGAATAGCCGCTGCCGAGCCTCTTCTCCTGCTCCCTGCTGGCTTGCCTTCTCAGCTTCAGCCAGAGCCTTACGAGTCTCTCTCAGTTGAGCCCGGGCTTCCCTTGCTATCTTGGCCCGCTCTTGACGATCAGCCTCCACCGCGGCGTCTGCTGCTTCGCGCGCTGCCTTCGCCTGGTCGCGGCGTTCCCTGCGAGCCTGCCGGGTGTCGACCTTCTCGGCCTCTCTCAGGGCTCTGCGCGCCTCCCTGATTTCGCTCGCAATCTCCTGAGCGGCAGTCGACCGAGTCTTCATATCCGCCAATCGATCTATCGTGTCTGCGCGCTTCTCTTCCGAGTAGATCTCGTATGCACGCCGGCGAATGTCTTTCAGGTACGGCTCAGCTTCAGGAACTGCGCGCAAGATGTCGGCTTCCCATGTCGGTAAATCTACCTTGCCCAAACTTGCCGCTCCGTATTCAGCGATAATCTCCGCATCGCCTGGCAGTTTCCCGCGCTCACCGACGGCGCCGATTTGTCTGGGACGCTCGACCTCACCTTTCAAATTGCCGAAGTCCAGCTTGCCCATCTTGGCGCGAAGCTTCTCGAACGCGACGTTGGACTGCCTTTTCAGCCGACCTTCATAGTTAGTCTTTTCCTTTGGCGGGGGCTGAGGTCTCTCTGCGTTCTCTATATCCTCATATCTCCCAGGTCCCTTGCCTGCAGCCTCTAAGCGCATTGCTTCAGAGAGCGAATCCCATGGATTCGGTGCGTCGCGATCATATGCGTTCAGGCGAGTATTCTCTCCCCAGGGACCATAGCCCGGAAGAATGAATCCTTCCTCGCGAAGATGGTCCACCATGTCCTCAACAGACCTACCGTTTTTTGTTATCAGTCCGGTTGTAGCTCCCTCCTTGTTGGAAAAGTGCATTGCGATGTCTGACTCTGATTCGTGAATACCGCCAGCCTTGCGAATCGCTGTAAGGAGCGATACGGGCTTCCTCTTCGGGATAGCCGCAGAGGCTTCGAGAAAAGGGTCGCGGGCGCGCCGTTCGGTTTCCAACTCGGCGACCAGACCCTCGAGATGCTTGATGCGGGCGTCAGCATCAAAGCCCTTCTCGGCGTTCGCCGTGATGCGCGTGGCCTCTTCGACTGTCAGCTCTTTCGGGCCCCACTGCCACTTCCGCTTAGCGCGTAACTCCTTCTTCAACTTCGTCGCGATGGTGAGTTGACGCTCCGGAGAAAACATTGCAACGGCCTTCACCGCATTGATTGCTTGGCCAGTGCGAGTCATCTTCTCGGCAAACTCAGAGGCGAAGTCGACGGCCTTTTGCATCAAGACCTCCGCTTCTCCCGCTCGCTTCGTGTCCCCGGCGATCTCGGCTGCCCGATCCTGCAACTCTCGAATTGCCGCGAATCCGGCGATTGTCGATTCCGCGCTTACGTTATCTCCTCGAGCGAACTCCATCGCACCGTCTACGCCCTTCTCTTTGAGAATTGCGCGACCACGTTCTTCGGCGACGCTCAACGGCTGAGGTTCGTAAGTTTTGTTTGTTCCGGGTTCGAGGCCAGCAGCGGCGAGCGTTTGAGGCAGTGCGCGCTCTTTGCTGCCTTGCGGATATTCAGGTGGGCCATCGAAGTGGCCCGACTCGTCGCGGGGTTGAAATGCAGAGTGATGCGTCTCGGCGTTCTCACTCTTCCCGCCGAGTGGAATGGTTACCATCTCTCCGTTCTTGCCGCTGAACGTAATCTCGTTGAGCTCTACCTTTCGGCCCTCCAGGTCGGTGCGGCCTGAATACTTCTCGCCAAGGCCTGGCTTCACATACGCAACAGTCACGTGAGGCTTGTACTCCGGATGAGTATCGGTATGAGGCAGCGCATCGGCAATGATCTTGTTCAGACGATGCAGGTCGGGACTGTCGACCTCGGCAATCACGGCGTCGGCTGTACCGTCTTCGACACTCTTGAATGTGGACGTCTTACCTATCGTTGCTGTGATGGGACCTTCATCGGCGAGGATCTCTCGAACTTTCGCCGCATCTGCGGTGTGTAATCCGTACTTGACTGTGATGTGGGGTTCGGTCTCGCGACCATCGGCAGCAAGATCCCCTGTCGGAATGGTGCGGCCGAGCGCACGTACGGCTTTCGCGTGCTCATTTGGAAGATCGACCTGCGTTGAGCTGAACTTGTGGACGGTGCCCGGCTCTACATCTTGTGCTTGCTCGCGAGTGGTGCTTGCTCCACTTCGGCCTGCTTCTTGGGATCCGACTTCGGCGGCAGCGTTACCGTGAGCTTCCCGCCCGGCGGCAGGCTCAGGAGCCAATCCGCTAAGGGTTCTGCCGGTTGCGTCTTGTCCTGCGGTTGCCTTGTTCCGGTTGAGGCCGGCGTTTGCGGCTGCTTCGTTTTCTCCGATGCCATGATGTAGCTCTACTCCCTTAATCTCGTGGACGGTTCCATCAGGGGCTTCATAGCGCACTGTAGCATCTCTCAGGCGTGCTTGTATATTCCCTATTTTGGCCTGTAGCTCTTCCGGAGAACTTGCCTTCAACGCAAACTCATCGCCCTTGAGGTGATAGGCTCCCCCGGGATGTTCATCCGCTACTGCCTGTGCCACCGCGTGAAGAATCTCATCTCCCATCTCAGGCGCGATCTTGTCGTTCGTCCGCTTGAGTCCCACGACGTCCAGCGCCGCGTGGTGGTTCTTGATTCCAGCTTCCGCGTCTACAGCATTCGACTCATTGTAGGCCCGACGATTTGGGATGCCGGTCAGTTCGTGCGTCAACAACGCCTGCGCCCGTTCCTCCGGAGTCATCGCCTCGACTCGTTTGCGTTCCTCCGCATTTTGACGACGATCACCCTGGCGACGATCACCTTCCGCTACTGGACGCTCAGAAGTGACGGGCGGCTGAGACTCCGTGACAAGCCCCCTTTCCGCAGGCGTAGCCCCCTGTGCCCGCGGTATCGGAGTCGTTTCAGTGGCAGGAACACCGTCAGCCGCCCGTTTTTCAAACTGAACTTCGTCCGGGCGTTGTGTCGCTGAAGTTGGCACGCTTTCTGGCGGAATCGCGGACGGCTGCGCGCTCTCTGTCAGAGGAGCAGTACCCTGTTGTGTATCACCAGGTGCAGCCGCCCGCGCTTCCGGTTCAATAAATCGAGCCTTTGGGTTCTTGCCTGCTAAGAGCACCTCTTTAATCGAGCCGTTGTCGAACTTCACTCGGACGTGTTGCGCCTTTACCCCCCGCTGGTTTGCATCGGCGATGCCCAGCCCAAAGTCATCGTGCTCTACAATCCGGCCGGCATTCTCGTGAGCCATTTCTCGGGCGACACGCTCGCGAGCCTTTGCAACCGCCTGCTCCTCCGTTATCTTGCCGCCACCGTGGAGCGCGAAGGCGATATCGAAGATTCGCCGACCGAAGAAGGCCGTTCGCTCCTCGGGCGTTTTCGGAATGACGCTCCCGCCTTCAAGCGCTTCCGTGCCCATAGAAATTGCACTATTGGCGAGTGCTCGCCCTGCGAGTTTCGACAGGCCACCGAGAGTAGTCCTTTCAAGTGCACCGCCGGCAGCACCCATTACAGCGGGAGCTCCCGCGCCGATAAGACCCTTTGTGATTGCTTCGCCAGCCGGATCACCTGAGCTGTAGCTCGACGCGGCTGCCTGTCCGCCCATGAGATACGGCGCTGCTTCGGGCAGGACCGCTGAGGCTAACAGCACAGGAGCCATCCCAACGGCACCCTCGTAGATCTCTTTCCCGAGGCCGGGCTCAAGTCCGTGAGCGCGGAGGTTAGCGGCTTCTTTGCGTGCCCTACCTGCAACCTGGCTGAAGATATTCCCCGGCGTTTCAGCGTCTTGCTGCTGGTTGAGCGCCTTCAATCTCGCTTGAAGGTCAGGCAGCTCGTTCTCAAGAGCATTGCGCTCGGACTCAGACCACGCCGAGCGAGGAACTTTGGCCGCGCCCAGTTCCGCTGCTTTCCCTTCCAATGCCGCGATCTGCTGCTTGAGCAACTTCTGCTCAGGAGTGTCTGTCGATAGTGCCCGGCCGATAGTGCCCAACTCCTCCGCGCCCAAGTCGACTAGCGGCCCTTCGGTTGAATTGGCTAAACGTTGCGCCAGCGGATTCCGGATCGTGGGGTTTCCCATCACGTCCACATCAGCAACGGGATTTCCCGCCGCGTCATAGAGGCCGGGAGTCGTCCCAGGCTTAGGTAGCTTGTCGGATGTTACTCCGCCCTTGACCGCAGAGTAGCTGCCCTCTGGATACTGGCCTGTCTCCTTCGCGCGAGCCGCGGCCTGCATCGCGGGCTGATTCGTTTGCTCCTCCTCCCAAAACTTCAGCGGATCACTGCGGAAGTCCTGCGCCAGCTTCGATCGCTTAGGGCCTCGGACGCGACGACGCGGATTGAGCACTGGATCGGCGGGAGCCTGTGCAGCGGGCGCCGTACTCGGTCGCTTCTGATATGGATTCCCGAATTCATCGGCGCCGACTTCATACCCTTTCGCCTTCAGTCGATCAGCGTAGAGTTTGACCGCATCGGCGTTACCGCCTTTCTTGTAGATCTCGAATTGTCTTTCGGCCTCAGTATCTTCCTGGAATTGAGGAGCCACACTCTTAACGGGCTTATTGGACGACGCCCCTGGAGTAACCGCCGTTGAATCATCGTCAAAGGACAGGTCGTCCCACTTTGCTGTTTGCCGCGGCTTTGCGGTCGGCTTCCACGCGACGTGAAGATGATCGCCCTCATCCAGCATCTCGCTGATCTGATCACCGTAGAGGGACTCGATATGCTTGCGGGTTGCTTTCTTCTGCTCCGGCGTGCCAACCAGGTCCAAGGCGTTCCCGGTCAGATGATTCGAATGCTCCGCGCCGCCGACCGCTTTGTTGTGCGCAGGCGTGCGAGTATAGGACGACGTGCGCATTCCGAGCCTCGTAGCTTCTCCGGCGATGTGGTCAGCTACGCCCGGAGGCTCATCGAACGTCAGATCGTCCCACTTGACTTTGGATTGAGGGGTCATTGAATGACTTCAGTGATCGGGTCACCCTGGCTGTCGATACCTGTAACACGAACCTTCGTACCATCTCTGCGGGTGGCGGTCTTGCCGATGCGGGGATCCTTCGAGTTTGTCACGCCAGGCTTCCCGCCCCCACCGCCAGACGTCTTCGCGCGACGTGAACCGATCTTCTGGGGCTTCGGTGGCGGGTTGGCGTTGTCCCAGGACAGCTTCATCTTGGCGGCCTCATCGGGCTCCAGATCGCCGCGGGCAACCTGGCTGTCAATCTGAGTCAGTGCTTCTTGCTTGCGTTTGCTATGGGCAGCGGGCGTCTCGCTCCCTTCGGGAAAACCAAACACGTCCTCAGTGTCAGTGACCGCGTTGGGATCGGCCGGGACGTGCGCCGTGACACCTTCGACTGCACGTTTCGCTCCTGTCAGCTTGTTGACATACCAGACCTTTCCTTGCGCGTTGGTGATCTTGTCCCACTCGCTCGCTTCATTCTTAGGCGCGAACTGTTTCGGAGGAGGCTTTTTGCCTTCGAGCTCGGGTCGCCCCATTCGTAAGGCTTCGGCCTTGCTCGCGGGCACATTCGGATCACCGTGACTTAGCCACGTTTGATATGCCCGCTCCTCTGCGGACGTCCGCGCTGCGTTCGAGCGCTGATCGCGGTCTGCGGTGTGAGTCTCAGCTTCCTGCTTGAGCCGCTGGGCAGCGAGATCGTTGTCAACACCGATGTTGCCGATTCTCGCGTTACTCTCATTCAATCCCTGCTGAGTTTTGGCCTGCTCGATCTCATCCTGCTGTCGCTGCTGCCACAGGGGGAGATCTCTGTAATAGTGCTGCGCTCTGTGGTAGAAATCCGGATCGATCGCGCCGCCTATTGCGCCAGCCGCAGCTCCGCCGACTCCCCCGCGCATAAATCCCATTCCTGCGGATTTCAATGCGTGCACCACGCGAGAGCCGAATCCGATCGGCTTACCGTGTTCGTGCAGGTCTGGCTCTTCCGGCCGCGGAGTAAAAGGAAACGGAGCATTCGGAGGAGCGCCCACAGTATTCGCAGGCGTAGTCGACATTCCGGCTGGAATTTCCGGCTGCGGCGTACCCTCCATTCGAACTGCAGCCAAACTTGGAGGCGCTGAATGCGAGGCGGGAGGCATTACCGATGCGTTTGGGAGATTCAATCGATCAAGGGCTCTCGGATCGGTCGGCGCGATATTGGCATCGGGTAAAGGCGCTTGTCGAAGCCTCTCAGCTACCAGATCGGGCTGCGCGGCCACCGGTTGCGACACTGGTTGCGGCCGAACCGTTGCCTGGAGCTGATTCGGCTGTTGAGCCATGAGCATATCTTGAAGGCGCTTCTTGAGTAGATCGTCTGAAGTTGGAAGGTTGTACATTTGGTCCGACCGCTACAGGAGCGTGATTACCTGCGGACTGTTGTTAATGATTTTGTAGAAAATCTTATAGGTCGTTTCAGTGAGCGACCCGGTTGGCGTCACTTGCACCGTGACCTTATTCGTCCCGTCGACGGCAGCCCAAGTTGCCGTCAGAGTTCCCGACGACACAGCCTTTGCATCGTTTGAGGTGTTGTTTGTGAAAGTCTTTGTATAGGTTCCCGCCTTGTTTACCACCGCGAAGGTTGTAATACCCGAGAACGCCTGATGATCGGTGCCATTCGACGCGATGATTGTCCATTCAATTTGGCCGCCAGCCATCGTTCCGGCCGCCAGAGCAATTTCAAACAGGCTGGTTGCCGCGTCGGTCACATTCTTATCGAGCCCAACAAACTCCCGGGCAATTCTGGTCGCAGTTTGTTTCGGCGTCGTCTCCCATCTAAGATAGGAGCCTTGGGCTGTCGAAATGGTCCACGCTTCTGAAGAGAAGCCGACCATTGCGGCACCGTTCGAAAGCGAAGCGACACTGGCACCGTTCTTCGCGCCGAACGTATAGAATGCTATACGGTGATCCGCTGCTGAAGGCACCGTGCTGTAGCCTGCTTGGATACCTGCCCCTCCACCCGCAGAGGTTGCACTTGAATTGATGATGTGAAGTTGAGCTACACCGGTATCAATGATTTCCAGCTTGCACACGCCGCCCGCCACACCGGCAACCGTTGCACCGATTCGGACCGAACCCTTACCCGCACTGTCATAGTCGGGGGCCGGATTCAGGAAGATGTCCGCGAAGATCGAGCCCGAAGATGGGGCAGCGTTCGACGTACCGCGAAGAATCAGCTGATCGTTGATAGTGGTGCCACCCACCATTGTAGGCTGGACCAGGATGGCAGGATGGCTTAACAGAACGGTCGCGCCGGCACCGTTGTCCGTCAGGGTATGCTGGCCAGCAGTGACCGACAAGGTTCGGCTCTGTGGCCACGCCAAAGTATCAGGTGTCAGCAGGAGAACCTGAGAGCTCGTGCCCGCTGCGTTTGGTACCCAACTCAACACCCCCGCAGAGGTAGACTGCAGGATCATGTTCGACACTGGATAAGCCGGGAGGGTATAAATCGCGTTCGACGCGACAGCATCAGGAGCTTTGAATCCTATGTAGTTGACTCCATTCGCTGCCAACTCCAAAAACCGTATTTCGTTGGTATTCCCCGCAGCCGCGCCATAGGGTTTGAGTGACAATCCCGCAGAACCTGTCACCGACCACGAACCACCAAACATCTCCTGTTGATCCGTCACTCCCCAAAACTTGTTATCCGTCGGCGTCGTGCCCACGCCGCCGTCTATTGTCGGCAAGCCCCAGAACGCCAACCCATAACCTGTTGCAGGAGCCCAGGTCGCAAGCGAGTTGTCGATGACATAGGAGTTCGCTGCCGAGGTTGCGTTGATCGAGCAGCCGTTGAAAAAGTTGTTAACCGGGAAGTTCGCCACGCCAGCAATCGGCCGCACGCGCAACCCGGTCGCCGCTTTCGCCGTCACGCCCCAGAAATAATTATGATCGCAGTAGCCGAGGGTGATCGCCGTCCCACCCGTTCCGCCGTCTCCCCGGATACCACCGCCCTTGAACTGCCACTGAGCAACAGGACCGGAATTCCCAATCCGCAAGAGGGTGATGTTATTCACCCCAACAGTGTTGATGCTGAGATCCTCGACCAGCCCGTTGAATCCCTGAACTCCGACGAACGAACCGCCGTTGAAGGTGTTCGTGTTGTAGGAGTCGATATCTACCGCGACGTTATTGTTCGGTGCAACCGCACCCGCCACGATCCCGGTGACAATGATCCGACGAAGAACCGTAAAGGCCGAGTGAACCGCTTGAATCGCTCCCGTTGCCGTACTGTTCCCATCGAGAAACAGTTCTTCGAGTCCCGCCCCGGCAATCGGACCGTTGATCTTGATCATTATCGCTGCGCCGCCGCCCCAGCGAAGCTTGACAGCGGGACGATGACCAGTGAGATAGCTATGTCCCGAACCCACGCCGACCCACCGAACGCCGTCATAGGTTGAGACTGTGGTCGCGTTGCCGTTGCCCAGATTGAGCGTGGAATTGAACTTGTAGGCGATAGGCGGTTGCGGAAAGTACACAACCCCCCCGCCGGCGGCCGCACAAGCATCATTCGCAGCCTGTATCGCGGCCGCGTCGTCGGTACTATTGTCGCCCACCGCGCCGTAAGCCATGACGTTGAAGACCTGGCCACCCTTGTCCCATAACCCACCGCTGAATGTCTTGAGTCCAGGAATCGTCTGCGCCGCATTGCTCAACATCCCCGAGGTCACTGACGAGGCCGCCATCAAGGGGAAGTGCAGAGTAATGGAGTTCGCCGCATAGGTGGCATTCGGAAAGTTTCCCGTCGCGCCAAAGAGAATATCGCGATACTCGTGAGCATTCCCCGCGGAGTTGACGCTGACCACTCTATTCGCGGCGCCAAGAACAAGCCCGATGCCGCCGTTTGCCGGCGGAAGCAGTCCGGTTACTCCCGCGGTCAAATCCACTTGGGCCCAACTCGCATCCGTTCCATTACTCGAGATGTAGCGGTTCGCAGCGCCAAGAGGGAGTCTCGCGGTTACGTTCGACGAGTTGCGGAAAATCAAGTCGCCCCGGGTCGTCATCGGGTCCGCGAACCCCGCCACGGGCGCAGCGTTGATCCAGTTCGAGCCGTCCCAACTTATGACGTGGTTCAGCACGGGCGCCGAGATCGTCGTTCGCAGGGCAACCGTGCCCGTCCCACTGACCGTTGCGTAGTCGGTCAGATCGGTGACGCTCCAGACTTCCTGTCCCTGAGAAGCGGTCAGCTTACCGGCTGAGAGTCCCGCATATCCATTGGTGGCGTTCTTATTGGCCGCGTTCTCCGGTGTGAATCCCAACGCGGCCTGCTTACTGTTGAACGTAGTCCAGTCAGCTGCTGCCAAGTACCCATTCTGACCGGCAGTCGCCACGGGCATCGAGACGGTATTGCTCGCAAAGACAACTGGCGCTGTCGCGCTGATTGGCGCTTGATAATCCGTTCCTGCGACTCCAATGCTCTGGACGCCAGTCCCGGTCGTATTCTTGACCAGCCCGGTTCCGAGCGAACCCATCACCTGGGCGTTCGCAAGTCCACCAGCCGCCGTCTTCAGGAGATAGGTCGCGTTCGAAGGCGCAAAGCTTCCCCCGGACGTTAACTGAGCAACAAGCCGGGTTACTTCATCGCGGGTTGGATAGGTATCAACAGGCAGGGACGGAGAAGGGGTGTTGTACTGAATGAGATCCGACCAGGAAGCGCAGGTACCGAGGGGCGTGCATCCCGAGCCGGAGATTATCTGCGCCGGAATAGTCAGCCCATTCTGAGTGTTGGGAATTTCGTCAATCGGCGTGATCGAGTTTCCCACTACGGACACGACCCAGAAATGCAGCCGCACATTCGAGCCGCGGATTGCATCACGAGTCGACGTCAGCGTGAACAGCGGAATCGTAAGAGTGTGCTGTGTGGTGTTGACGACCAGGCTGGGGACGCGCTGAGTCCAGACTCGGTCGTTGATGTCCCCGGCCCCATGGGGAATCCCGGCGACATCAACCCAATCACGGTCCGAGAAGACCCATAGTTCGATGCCGGATGTTCGGATATCCTGCCACCCGGTAAGAACTATGCTTTGAACGTCGATATTTGCCATTTCGGTCTTATTCGATGATCAGCCACGACAAAGCGAGCAACGATGATGCGGTGATCGAAATACCGCGGAGGTCTGCGATGGGAATTTGCGCACCCTTGATTGTCACCGACATCGCCTTCAGTTCACACCACTCTCGTTCGAATCCTTCTTGGGCTTCAGGAGTAGGAAAGGTGTAGGTGGTCTGATCCTCACTCAGCGTCCCATACTGCTGACATAGTTTAAGCCGCGTTTCGTTGGCCGCCTCAAGTTCCTGACCGGCAGCCTTCGCGACCTTCGCCAGGATAAATGCCTGCGTTGCGGGGAGCCTTTCGGTAGTCAGCATCTGAAGGGCTCCGCTTGAGTTGAATAGCTCACCGATGGTCACTGCGATCTCGCCTTGCTTGACCGCCTTTTTGGCCTCCTGTCGTTCGTGTGCTCGCTGTATAGAACGCACCTTGCTTGCCATATTAGTTAGTAGATCTCCTTTCTCTATCTTAGAACTGCCCAGCGTCGAACCGGTCTTTTAGTCGCCGCGCCACATCTGCGGCGAGCAATCGGACACTCGCCGCTGCCGACTCAGCGGTGAGTCCATCGAGCGCAAGAGATGGCCCCGTGACGGTCTCCGTCAAACCGAAGGCCCGGACGGCGGCAGATACCTTGACTTCGCTCCGCCGACTACAAGCGTCTGGGTGAACGGTGTCCAAA